TTGAATTTATGAGTTGAGGTATCTATTTCAGTGGCAATGGCATCATCGATTTTTCCAAATGGATAAGGGATGGGAGTCCCAGCTGCACCCTCCTCTAAATATGGATAGGTAGCAGTCTTATAAAGATTTAAGGGGAGGGTCTGTTCATATTTGCCAAGAGATGATTCAAGGGTGATTTCCCATTTTTCATTATCAATTGAATCTCCCTGAACCTTACCACTAAAAACTTCTTGAATAGTTCCGCTTATATTGCTTTCAAATGCTATATAAAGCGTTGCTGGTCTATTTTTGGTTTTGTAGGTATCGCGGAAAGAATAATAATCACCCATGACGTTGTTTATTGTTATATTGCAGGTTGCAACTTGTCCCCCACCCTCAATGGCCTCTACGCTATGGGAGATAGAACTAACAGAAAGTAAGTCCGGTATATACTGTTTATCATCATACACAATGGGGCCTTTGCCAAAAGGTACAGAGCATATATATTTATAGGCACCGCTATCCCCATATCCCAGTTTAAGCAATAATATTTTTGCTTCATCGCCGTACTTTTCCCATTCAGTCATAATTCTCCACAAAAAAGACGGCACTTTAAAAAATGCCGCCACTGATTATAATAAAATAGATTATAATATTACAAACTACTAACTACCCTCATAGTGCCGGGATATCCAACACCCAAATGCTGATTAAACTTAAATTCCCTGATTACTACATGCTGTGGAACTATATCATTTTGTGGGTCAAGCATAATCCAGAAAGGTTTCGCCAGTTTGACCGCGCTATACAATGCCAATAACTTATCATGATTATCGGCGTTATTATAATTTCCCCACTTCAATGGCCAATTAACATAGCTATACAAATCATAGGTACTTACTCCCTGCTCTTGAACAACATGCTCCTTATCGTATGGATCAATCTCAGCAAGGGGATTTTTATCAAGCTCTACATAAGCTCCTAACCACAATTCAGCAATCGCATAATAGGTGATATCCGTTGCACCCTCTATAACCAGTTTCCAGTATCGCTTATTTACAGAATCAAAGAATTTAATAAAATCTGTTTCAGTTAAGGCACTCAGTAAGTCAATTGTTCCATCTGCACATGCATCGGTAGTGCCATACTGTAATTCTAATGTAGTAAGTTCATCATAGAGATTATGATTTCCTAATACGATAGCATCAACTGATTGAGCAGAACCTAGATCGATAAGCAGGGATTCGCTTGAAACGCCTGTACTTCGCCAATGCGTAGAGTGTACTGAATCTATAAGATTTTCTTTCCCATAATTTGTGGCCTCAGAGCTAGCTGTGATCATGGTGCTTGAGGTAATCAAATTATTGTAGAGTATTGTTGTTTTTGTGGGATTAGACATGTCTTGCCTCTACAACCATATATCCAGGATAATGATCGTTATAAATTTGTGGGAAATTAAAATCTTTAACCTTCACATATTTTAAAGTATCGCTATCAGAGGGATCGAGCATCAACCAAAAATGTTTATTTCTTTTCACAATATCCCACAATGAATTTAATTGAGTATGATTGCTTGTCCCGTTATTACTTCCCCAACTTAACTTCCATTTTAATAATGCATCTAAGTTATAACTCTGCACTTGTCCACCAGGGGTGACTTTTTCAAATATACTGTACTCTGGATTATAGTTTTCTATATCTGGCTGGAAGTTTTTGCCTAACTCTACATATGCCCCCAAAAACAAAACCCCGATTTGATAAAAGGTAATTGTATCAGCGCCGGATATCTCTAGTTTCAAGTAACGCTTGCTAATTGAATCAAAAAAATCCATGAAATTTGTTTCTGTTAAATCAGTCAATAAGTTGATTGTTCCGTCAAGGCAGGAATCTGTATCGCCATATTTCAGATCAAGACCTGTAATTTCCCCATAAAGATTGTGATTGCCCAGTGCGATACAATTAATTGATTGAGCAGTTCCCAGGTCGATTAAAATAGTACAGGAGTCGTCTGCCAAAAAGCCGTCTCCGGCATCGGCAAGAAAACCTTCACCTGCATCGGCAAGAAAACCTTCACTACCAGAAACCCCTGAACTTCTCCAGCAAGTTGTTAAATGTTCATCAATAAAATATGCTTTCTCAAAAGTTGTAGCTTCTGAGCTAACAGTTATCATACTTGCACTGGTAATGAGGTTGTTATATAGGAATGTAAGATTTGTGGGATCAGCCATTTTTCGCCCCTAGCTCACCGATGGATCAATTATGAAAAACAGTTCTTCAACATTTCCACAGCCACCAGTTATTTTTGCCCATACCCATTCATTTGTATCTATTGTACTATCTCCATCGCACGTGATTGTCTGTCCGGTAGTAGTGTCGGTAACGGTTTCATCAGAGGAAAATAAATCTGTACCCGCTCCGCTTCTATCTGTACCGTGTGCAATATTTATAGTAACATTCTCATTTGCATCTGCTTGAAGTACCGCATCAACACTATTAATTTTCATTGAACTCGTAGCCCTACCCAGGGTAACACTGTCATTTGTGCCTGGATATTCTAAGCGATTTGAAAGTATTAAACCCTGGTGGATTGCCCGATCTGCCTTATTTAAGGCCCCTGTGAATTTAGCGTGGGGGATTGCCCCCTTATCTTCCTGCCCCAGCTTCCAGAAATATTCATTTGTAGTAAGTGAGCCGGTATCGACGTCAGCATTAGCAGCCATGATCCCAATGCTAACAATCCATGCCACGATGAAAGCAAAAACAATTCTTTTTCTCATGATTCACCCCAATAAAAAACCGCTCATCATTAAAGTCGAGCGGTTAATTAAAAAAATCTAGTGATTGTCTTACGGTAGTATTGGCGCTCCGTGATGCTCACAATTAGCGCGATTTGAACGTTTTTCGCTAATCATTATATGTAGTTCACCTGAGTCAATTTGATTTAAATATATTTTTTGAGGGCATACATGCCCGTCCCATATTTTTACCGATGTTCCCGATACACACACGCCATAGCCGATGACATCACCGCTGCTCGTATCCTTTATAACTAACTCCTGCCCATCTGTGCTACATCCATGCCATATTGCCTGAGTAATATATTTCATGGATGTAGTAATCTCTCCGGCAGTGTCGAGTATCAATGGGTTCTGGTCAGTGAGATTTGCACCGAACGCACATGGTACAAAAGCTAAAAACAAAATCAATTCAAATATCATTCTTTTCATTGGCTTCCTCCTTTAAGGAATAATACAAAATAAAGGCTCTTGTGCTTGGAGCCCTAATCCCATTTTCATGTAGGTGTCTTTGATCCTTTGTCCTATATGGTATCTTCTGCGATAGACAAAAGCCCCGATCTCCCAGGGGCCGTAATTGTCTTGATCTAACGTGTCATAGGGAAAACTATAATCACGTGGGTCAAGAGCATCGTCATAATCACTTCCTAAATTTACTCCGGTATTGATACAAGGACTCCCCCATTTCAACCTAAAATCCCCATTTGCAGGGTCTACAAAGAGGGGGTTGGCATCTATTGAATGAGCATCCTGACTAGACGCTGCTTGGTAGAGTGCGAGGGTGGCATAGGTTGAGCCTTGATAATTCCACGGTGTAGCATGTCCACTAGAGAAACAGTTATAATCTATAGTAACACTAGCGGCAGCATCTACATACAAGGCTTCCCTTGTAGAGTTTAGAATAATATTATTTTTCAGGATTGAATTGGTAGCACTTCCCGCAAATCTAATTTCCTGGGTGCTATCCCCAACACCGTTGTTATATTGTGTGTTATTATAGTACTTTACTACACCATCATTTGTACTTTCTTTAAATCCATTTCCATCGTTATTATAGATGAGATTTCCCGATATTAACGGTGCGCTGGTTCGGGCATCTGTGTTATAAACATATATTCCAGCATCCTCGCCATCTTTAACCTCATTATTATTAACAGTAACATTTGAACCACAACCAGTTAGGTAAATCCCACTTCCAACACAACCACTAACGTAATTACCAGAGCATAGCACAGTTGCAGATAGTTCTGTTACTCCAGCATCGGCATTGGCACTAGCAATTAATATTCCATTTCCGCTCTCGCTCGCAACGCCAGACCCGCCCCTTCCTATATCAATAAGCCTATTATTGATAAACTGTATATTATCTATAGTATTTGCTCCATTCCCAAAATCATGTATTTTTATCCCCCCGCCTGAATTGATGCAATAATTGCTTTTTGCTATTAAATTGGTACGAGTTTTTCCAGACAATCCAGTTGATATTTCAAATCCAATACACCTATCATAGACCTCATTTATATTGCAATCATGTATATTTATGGAATCTACCATATCACCACTGATTTGTATTCCTCCTCCATATCCTCCTCCATTAAGATTAACATCCTGGCCACCCATATAGTCTATATAAATATTATCAAATTCAATATTCTGATTTGTTCCTCCCTTACCTTTAATGGCGTGTGCTGCACCATATTTAAATGCCAAGTCTTTAATAAGCAAATTGCTTTTCCCATCAATAACTACTATTCCTTCATTACCAGCTCCATTAATAGGGCATGGCACTTCTATTCCGCTAAACTCTGTACTCGGCTCACCAACATCATAAACTAATATCTGGTCATTTGTGTTGTCATAGCACCAGTCATATTTATCTACCAAAACACCACATGCACAGGTAACGGTTGACTTTTTATCACCAGGAACTACCGTATCTGTATCAGTCTCAAAATACACTTGCCCTGGGTCATATTGACCAACTGGACTTGACCAGCAAGTAGCATCTTCCTGAGTCCACGAGGCAGCTTGGTCGGCACTGAGGGAACCTAACAAAATCGGACTTTCCCCCGTGTCTGCTTTGACTGTAATTGGTTCTCCATCCGAGCCACTTTTGCTAAAACTAAATCGTTCTCTGTAGACTCCATCATCATCTCTCAACAGTAAATCATCATCAGGCCCTAATAAACCATCATCGGCTTTTAAGTCACCCCAAGTAATATCAGAAAACCCATCCCAACAATTCGCCCATGAACTACCATCCGTATCGCCTGCGCCGCTACCAGCAGGACATACATAATGAGTTTCGGTTGCAGCATTCGCCACACCACACATTAACAGAATTGATAATAATATGAGTATGTGTTTCATGTAAAACCTCCAATAAAAAGCCCACCGAAGTGGGCTTGTAATTTACTTTCCTTTATTCCAGGACATAACCTGTGCATCGTAAAATAGTTTTTTGCGAGGCATATTTTTTGCCTGTGGCAGTACCTTTTCGGCAACCTTCTTCCATTCCGCATCTGATATCTTAACCGGACTTGCATTAATCAGATACACGTCTCCACCGCCACTATTCGCGGCCTGTTTCGCTTCTATCCTTTCAAGCCTATTCATTACATTGCTCTGAAAATTAGGCGTTGCCACATCTTCATTACCATGCAGATGATACATTCCTTCTTCTCGTACAGGCCCACCAAATTGACGGCTTCCTTTTGGCTGCCACCACCTGCTTGTATTTCCTGCAATTTCATTAAGTTTTGGGAATATATTCAGGCGAAGTATTTCAAATATAGCCAGATTTGATAACTCAATATTCTTCTCTCTTTGCACACTTGGAGAATTTTCGTCAAAATATTTTTCCATATCTGTAATAGCATTATCCCTTTGTTCCTTTAATCTTTTAATAATATCTAGTGTCCGCCAACCAAGCCATTCTATATGTCCCCGTATTTCTTCCATCTTATCCAGTTGAGCTTGCATTGCAATTTCAAGATCAGTTTTTACATCACCAAGTATGGTATTTAACCAGGTGAGTTGTGCGGTAACTTCAGCATTCAGATTGGCAAGTAATGTTTCATTGGCATTATCAGCTCTAAGCATATCAATGGTAAGCCCTTGGATGCCGGTCAGTACCTCAAGCTCTGCTATTTGTTGATCTAACTGAGCCTGTAAAACATCGATTTCACTCTGATAAATATTTTCTCCCTCACCCTTCAATTCTTCAAGTCCGCCCGTTACAGAATCAACTAACATTTGATAGCTTTTCTCGCCGATTTCACCCCTAAGACCTAGTACAACATCCATGAGTGATTTGTAGCTTCCCTGTAACTGACCCAGTATTTCTTCTCGCTCCTCAAGATCAAGCGCCTGTCCTAACTGTCCTTTCAGATCAGCGATTTTGTCCTGCCAGTATCCGATCTGTTCTGCGCCCTCACCCGTACTACCGTTCATTTCATCAATCATATCCTGGATACTATTTGACCAGTCTTTTTGTTTGTCTTTTAATGAATCAATCTGATCCGCTAAATCAAGAATTGAATCTTTCAGATCAAGGATTTTTTCTTTTTCTAACTGGTATCGCTCCATTATCAATCCACGTAATGTCTCGGCCAGATTTAAGGCTTCGGTCATATCATCATCATGAAAGGCTTCAAACATTTTCCCCATAGCTTCTTGTATGTCTGTCAGTACATCTGCTCCAGTCCTACCACCAGCGATCTCTTGAAAATCGAACTTGATCGATTTCTGAATATTTTCAATCTGTTTTATCTGTGCCTTGATTTCCTCAAGTCTCTTTTTTTCTAGGGCATATCTTTCCTCTAATAGCCCCTTCATTTCCTGGGCGTGATCTAACCACTCCTCATAATCGCCCTCTACATATGAACCCCACATTTTCCTTGCTATCTTTGCTTCTTCGGCCATTATGTCTTCAGCCGTTCTGCCTTCATCGGTCATTCCCTGTAAACTACGATTTATTTGAGTATGAAAGTCTTCAAATGGCTTAATGAATCCCTCGTAAAAATCATTAATCATTTTTTCATAGTAATCCATCGCCATATTTCTGAAATCTTCTAATGTGGTTTCATCAAATTCACCCCTATCAATCAAATCCTGCCAGTTTTCTTTTAGCCAATCGGCATATCGCTCCCATTCTTCTTTCATGTCTTCAAGGCCAAGTTCAAAACCACTTTTGCCGAAGTTATTCCAAAATTCCAGCATATCAACAGTCATTGCCTTCCACGTCTGCTTGTTCAGGGCCTTCATCTTTTTATAGAAATCTTCCATGTCGAGATAGGATTCTTCCGTTTCATCGAATACACCATGAAGATATTCTTGTAGCCCCTTAAATAATAGCTCAAAAATACCACCCAATATCGGGATTTTTTCGGTTAGTTTTGCAATAACTCCAAGTACTAGCAATAATGGGCCAAATAGGGCCTGCAAAATTATATCCTTTAATATTTCCCATTCCTTAACTTTCCCTGCTACCTCGGCTGCCTTATCACCCATCGTAAGCAATGCTTTTAATCCTATTGTGATTATCTGAAATCCCTGAAAAAATAATACTATGCTTTGCAGTGCAACAGATACCCCCATTAAAGCAAAAGACACTTTCTGCAATCCTGGCGCAACCGTACTTAACATCGTTATTGCTTCGGCTAAATCATTGATGTATAATTGCAGCGTTCCCAAAGAATCAACATAAGCACCTAAATCATTTTCCTCGATCGCATCGTTAAAATCTTCGATAAGCTCAGGAAGCAAAGTCAAATCTTCTACAACATCGATCATTTCTTTTATGATGCTGTTCATCGCCTCCATTGCATAACCGGTTATGATCAGGGCATCTTTCAATTCCCCCAGGCAATCCGGCAATCCCTCAACCCAATAAGTGAAACTCTCGGTCTGTGCCTCTAGCTGTTCTAATGAGTTCCGCATTCCTTCAATGCTATCCTCTACCGAATCGAATGTTTCGGGGATTAATTCGAGTTGTTCAATGCCTAATGCTTCATATACGTCTAACCATTCCAGCTTTGCAATATTTTCGGCATTCTCTCTGAATAATTTTAATTGTTCACCTGTGAGCTCAAGTCCTTTTTCAAGGGCAGTCATTAAAATGGTCATTCCTTTTGTTGTAGCCTCAGCCTCTTCCATATCTTTTTTTAATTCTTTTATATCTTCATAAAGCCGCTCCAGTTGTACACTTCCTTTTGGCATTGTCCCATTAAAAAGCTGTGCAAGTGCCGATGAATATAATTGCGCCTGCATTTCAGCGTCTTCCATTCCCAGGTTCTGTAATTCTTTGCGTACATTTCTAAGAGACTTTGTGCCATGATCAAATGCCTCAAGAATATCCTGAGCCATAGTTTTTTTCATGGACTCCTTTAGCTCGGCTAATTTCTTGGCGCTTTCAGGAGCGCCCTTCTTACATGCGTTAAACATCAAGTCCATAGATTTAGTAAGCATGTTTACCTGGGAAGATACTATGGGGGCATCTCTACCGATTGCCTCTGTTATACTATGTAAAATTGTTGCTTGCTGTTGAACGGCAAAGGCGGTCTCACCGCCAGGCATGTTTTTAAAATTTTGAGCATATTTCATATAGGAAGTAGCACGCATAGCACTTGTTTGCGCTCCTGCCATTTGTTGGATGCTTGCAAATTCATCTCTATGTTCATATATCCCTTCATAGCCTTCAGTAAGCATGGCAGCTCTATGCTGCCTTTCCCTTCTTACTTTTCCACTCTTAGTTATAGCTGAAGTAATTCCATAGATCGCAGCCATAACAACTGCCCCGATTATACCACCTGCGGCGAACCCAGTTAAGACAGCTTGACCATATCCTCTGCCGCTTCCACCTTTTTTAGGATCATGCATAGCACTATTAACCGTGGAATAAACACTATAAGCCGCAGCCACGTATGGGATATATTCCATTACTTTGTTCATTGCCATACTGGTCATATTAGCTGCTGATGTCTGCGCTGCTGCTGCCTTAGTAGTGCTTTCAGCTATTTCTTCACCGTTTGCAAGCATTACGGCACCACTTTCCATATTTGCTATTGCGGTGTATTGTTGTCCTCCAGTCTGAGCAGACCAATTATAAGCAGCTCCACCGTATTTCAATAAATTACCCATTCCTGCATTTTTTAAGTTTGTAATAAATCCTTTTCCTAAATCACCCCCAAGCCCTTGAAATACAGAACTAAGAATATTCTTGCCACCAAAAAGACCTTGCACTAATCCGCCTATTCCACCACCACCACCAGAACCAGATACGTTCACATTAAGATTGGCGTTTTCCTGCATTTTGAGCATGCCCGCAATCCAATCCGTGACCATAGTAGCAACCATGCTCTTAAAGGTTTTTCCAATTCTATCGGCCATATCTTCAAACTCGCCGTCTAAGCCCTCTACTATTAAGTCCTTAAAGGTAGCAGCCATGCTCTCAACTTTTGAGTTCCACTCATTAGCCATTTTGTTATAGGCTTTTTTTTGTTTCTCTAGTAATTCATCATTCGATTCCTTTATTATTCTTGCCTTTTCTAATTCATAGTATTCAATAACCTTCAATCCTTCGGCCCCGGCATTTGCCATCGCCATGACTTCCTGCTTAAGCATTTCTAATTTAAATTCAAGTTCGGTGTGGGTTAATTCGTAAATTTTATTGTGGAGGTCAAGTTCGATTTTCTCTTTTTCATTTGCGGCCTTAATTTGCTCTTTGGTAAGTTCCTGGGTTTCCTCAATGATTTTGCTTTTTGTTTCTTGAAAGGCATTTAGTGAGTTAATAAAAGATAATGCCCATTGGTCTTCTGCTTCTAATCCCTGCCTGTTGATTTCGATCCATTCTTTCATTTTATCAATGGTACTAACTATCTCCTCACGATATTTTCCCATTGCTTCGATATTATTATTAGTTGCAGCCATCTGTGCTTCTAGGTTGAGTTGGGTTTCATCAATGGCATCGTCTAATAAGCTAAGTTCATTGTATATCGTTCTCCATGCCTCAGCACCGGCACCAAACCAAAGAGTTGGATTAAATGCTCTCTGTACCCACAAACTTGCTTTTCCCAACTTAATCATTATTTCTAGTACAAGATTCCCAATATCAATGATCCCTAACCAGACAGCTTTTATATTAAGAAAAATCTCTGGTATGTAGGCGGCAGATTTTGCAAGCTCTAATAGTGCCAGTGTAAGATCAATAATGGCATTAGAAACTTTCTCCGCCCATTCATCGAGCTTGCCTTCTTTATCAAGCCTTCCAAGTGTATCCAGTAATTTACTTGCACCTTCCTTTAGTACAGCAAAAACATTGCTATCCATTACCTTATTTCGAAACTGGAACCATCTATCTGAAAACATGGAAAGCATACCATCCCAAGTTTTACCAAGGTCTAGGGTTGCATCCTTGAATTGGCTGCCAACCTTATTCCACGCATCAAACATCATCTTTCTTGTTTCTTCAGTCGTGTAAGAAACGCCCGCCTTAAATCCCATCATGGCAAGCACACCACGCTCTCTAAACATATCTGCCGCCGCCGCACCCGCAGAATACATTCTAATTACCTGTGACGTTGTTTCCTCAATGCTCAAGCCTGTAACCGAAGCCAAATCACCAATCATCGGCATCCACTTTTTAATTTCTTCTATCCCGCCCTTCATTACACCTGCTAGAGCAGTGGCCGAACTCATGATATTTTCATACTCAAAGGGAACTTTGGCAGCATATTCACTCATGGCCTTGAAAAGTTTATTTCCCTCAAAAACACTTCCCAATAAATGCTGCAATCGAACACGTAAACCCTCTGCCGTAGATGCGGCGCTAACAAAACTTTTCGACAATAAACCTATACCCGCAGCACCAGCCAAACTCACAATGGCGGTCTTTAAACTAAACACACCCCTAGTAATACTCTTAAAATATCCCGTTGTTTTCTGAGATATCGTCTGTGCGTGTTTGCCAAATTTTGATAATCCGCCCGACGCTATGTCCTTCAGCTTCAAAATAATTTCATACTCTCGGTCAGTCAATTCCTACACTTCCCTTAAATCAAACATTCTATCTCTTAGTTTTTCTTGTTGATAGTTTAGCCGGGTTCCCAAATGTTTCCGTTGTTTCTGTTTTCATGTGTTTTCTTTCTAGCCTGCTAATTTCGCTTGAAATGATACTAAATGCCTCTACAATAGTAGCGGGTTGCTCATATAAGCTACCTGGATAGGGCAGACAATTAAGGTCTTTACATAGTGAATACAAAGTAATTAACTCATAGGTATCATCATATATTACTGCCCTGGGACAGACATAACAGGCAATGTCAGGTTTATACTGATAGAAAACTTTTTCCATATCTACAAAATCAGAATTATAGATATAGAATCCGGTGTCCTCATTTTCCCATTCTTTGATAAACTCTTGTGACACACAGCCTCTTTGCTCCTGGTCTTCTTCCTCACATTCACTGCAAAGCAATTCCTTGCTTTCGGGGGAATCAAAAAAGCGGAGTGCCATTATGAGTTTTTTATTAAACCGGCTTCCAGGATAGATCGCTCATAAATAGCATTGGTAATGTCAATAATGAGGTCACTGTCTACACCGTCGGCCTCATACAATTCCTTTCCGGTGATAACCTCTATGCCATTCACCACGCAGTTCTTAACTTCCCTTGTCTTTTCAATGAAGGTTTCTTTTGCGATTGTAGTAGCGTTTGTTTCCTCGGCATATTTTTTGCCTGGCCTTGTTCCACCGGGAATAAAGGTTTTTACCCGTTTTCCCACTTTCACCTTTTCATTGTGGTCAAGTGGCATTATCTCAATCATTAACTGTTCTTCTTCTTTGAGCTCTCGATTGTTTTTGTAGTCCGGTACATACCATGTCCAATCTAATTTGATTCCTACTTCCATTTTCTTTTCTCCTATGAAGGGGTTAAAAAATAAAGGGCGGCAACAAATTTGCTACCGCCCTGTTAGTGTTAATTAATATTGTGTTCCGATTAGATCGTTACACAACTGTTCTGTAGGAATATTCCTACACTGTAGACGTCGGTTGTGCTGACTAGGGCCTCGGCAGTCATACTAAAAAGGTTTTCTCCCTCTAGCACATCATCGATATTGCTATCGGTAATATGCAGAACCGGAAAATGAACAAACAGACTGTAATTCTGACTGCCTACTATGGCTTCGGTGTTATCCCATTTGAAAAATAGTTCGATATCGGTGTCCTGAATCCACTTATCAAAAGTGTCTATCGAACTCCATCCAGTTGCGGGATCATGAGCCTTCGCAGTCAAACTTATAGTTGACTGAATCATGCCGATGTCGGTTTCAGTCGGATAGTCAACACCGCTTCCGATTACCACCTGATCTGTAAGACCATTGGTAATATCAATGTTTAGACTTCTCAGACTAATTGCATTGGCAGCACCCTGGGCAAAGCCGGTATAGTTCGGGCCGGTTCCAGTCGGCGTCACGCCATCCCAGGCTACACAATGAGCACCCTTAAACTTTCCTATGGTACTATAGGTCGGATTGGCGATCGCCGTATCCCTGACATGAGCACGCTGACCAAATAAGTCAACCGTGTATTTCAGGTTAGCAGACGGTGCCTGTACCAAATGAAAACCCGATACTCGACCACCGCTAAATGGAAATGCCTCAACCGTACTTCCAACCGTGGGCCTGTTGACATGGATTGAAATACCCTTGTCTCCAAGTTCCGATACTAACCACGGATCACGCACAGCTAAAAAGTTATGCAGATACGTAGGGCTAGAACCAACTTGAAGCGTACTCACAGAACCCATAAGGTATTTTAAAAATAGCCCTATTCCAATCTTGGACGAACCGCCTTCAGGGTAAAAATTACCACTGATATTGCCAGTCCAGGATTGGGCCATCCTCGTAATCTCCTTCTGCGTTCTGATACTCACATCACCCCGAAACTCAGTATTTTTCTCTTCGACAAATGCAGCTTTAAGTGAATCTGATTCAATCGGAAGAAAAATAGGAGCATCGGTTACAAGCTCGCCGCGAGTAGTTTCTTCTTGAATTGTGAGATATTTGTCTCCTCCATACATTTTTAAAAACCTCCCTTCATTGTTTATTTACAAAAACGAAAAGCCCTACGGAGTGCAGGGCCTCATTGACCAATCAAACGAATTTGCAAAAGGTTAAATGTTAAAATAAAAAAGCCCCACATTCGTGAGGCTTTGGCCTTCATAGGTTTGAGATTATTAGATGTTAATGTGGAAAGGTTTTATAGAATGACAGCAACTAAAAACATTGTCCTCATTGGGGGTCTTAACAATTAATAACAATACTATAGTGTAATTTCCCCCATCAACAATGTTGGAATATCTGTCTCCATAAAACCCTTATCACCTACTGTAACGGTTCAAGCAGGCTATCCACATCAACATCAATGTCAATGGTTGTTACTGCGTTACTCTGTTTGATCTTGGAATCAGCTTTAAAAAGAAAATTCTGGAGCTCTGTGATTTTCTTATCGACCACCTTAACATCATACTGCGGTTCGATAACTTTTGTTATGTCACCACTATAAATACTTTCTCTGGTTGATGTTTGTGATCTTAGAGCGCTAAGCTCATAGATTCTTTGTCTTACGGCCTTCATGAAAACCATGAGTTCATTTACTGTCATTTTTTTTATCTCCTATTATGGATTATAATTTAACTACAATTAAACAGTTGTTCGTATATAAATTTTTGCGATCAATGCTTGGCAAAATACTTGTGGGTAGATGTTTATATCTTTCTTTTATGGTTAGGCGAAATCCGCTACCCTTTTCATTCATTTCCCTTACAACATTACCAAGGGTATCCCATTCCCCATATCTTCCGACAATAAAATGATTTTTACTTTTTAGAAGTATGTCGTGATTGGAAATTTTCACCCAGGTTATATCCTCAAGACAATTAATCTCAAGCAATGCTACAAGCTCATTAAGAATTCTTTGCTGCCTGTCTATCCGGTTAAATAATACCTGGTTATCATGTTCTAATTTCTCAACCTTCTTCAACAACTCCTGATATTCCATATTCCCCTAATGCCTCCAGATAGTTTTTTATCATTTCGTACTTAGAAAAATATTTATGCACACGCAATCTGCCGGCGTGGTAATCATGGGATTTGCAATACAGGGAATCGATGCAATTTAAATCACCAGTCCATAGTATCTGAGTATCACCACAAAGCTCGGGCATACAACCACTGTCTTTGTGAATAATCAAAACTTCCGATGCCATAGCTTCTAAAACTAAATTACTGCAAGGTTCATCAACGGAAGGGAACAATAAAACCTTGTGACTGTTCAAAATGCCAGGCATAACATCATGGGGAATACGACACAAATATTTTACGTTCTCCTGGGGCAATCCGAAACATTGATTAACCCAATCCTGGGGAAATTTACCAATGATAGTTAATTTGGCATTGGGATATTTCCCAATAATCTTTTTAAATAACCCGAATGCCTCCTGTGCTCGCTTGTGGAGTTTGTGGGAAAATTCACAGTACAAAAAACTATGTTGTCTATTGTAAAAATCATCCGGTCTTCGGGGTTTAAATTTTTCTAAATCAACACCGTTATAAATTACTTTGCTATTTTTGTGTTCACCCCAAAGTTTTTCTGCTTCAGATTTTACAAAATTACTTTGATAAACCACAGTATCAGCGATATCAAACATGGCTTTCATTCGCTCGATACCTTCGGGCATTCTCGTATATTTTATTCCGTCGAGCCTGAACAGGATTTTTGCACCCCGTTCTTTTCTTTCTGTAACAATACTATTAATAGTATCAATATCGGTTTCTGCTCCCATCATTAAGGCAACATCCCATTCATCAGCTATATCTTGAGTGATGTTACGCCCTACAGAGGGTAACAATGACATTAAAAATGTACTGCCTCCCCCATGAGAAAACTGGTCAATCGGAACATAAAGCAGCTTTTTTTTCACATCTTTTTTCATTATTTTTACCTAAAATGTCTATATAATTGATTTTTATAGCCTTTTTTCTTCATTTTTTTGTGCTTTTTTTGAAAAAAAGACTTGACAAACTATAACGTATGGGTTATATTATAATCAAGATTAATTATAAGGGAGACCCAATGAAAATATTGAGATTGAAAAAATTTAGGGAGCATCATTTTTTTCTTGATTGTTCCTTCGCTACCCGCAGTCATAGGTGGGTAGCATTTATCAGGGGTATTGATACTCCTGCACCAGTCGATAACCGAGACCTGCCGGAATGGGCAGAGTTTGACAACGGTTGGAACGGCTCTTTTCATGAGTCGGAAATTTGGCCGGAGCGTCGTATTTTACTCGCTGCTGGCCGGACTCCAAGCCGTGCCCGCAAGAGATTGAAAAAACTCTTGCGAGAAACTAGTTTTGAATCTACTTTGGTAGACTCTTGTACCCATCGCTTTGAAATGAGGCAATGGGTGAGGGAGGGAGACTAATGAGACCTTTCACCAGAAAAATTTTCTGCCCTGATGGGCGATATTTAACTTTCTCTCTTAAAGACGGAGCAATACGTTGTAAGGGGAAAATCGTTTCTTCTCTCTCGGTTAAGGAAGAAGAAACATTTCTAAGAATTTGGCAGCAAGTACAGCATGTGCGAAGGGCTGCCATATTGGATATAGATGTTCCTTTTCCCCGCCTGGGTAGGTGGGAGAAACGGGCAAGATTAACCTTTTTAGAAAAGGAGGGAAAATGAGACCATTCGTACCATCATCTTGGGAACTATTGGAAAATGGGGTTACAGTCTCAATTGAGTCTGAGTCCCTTCCAGGACAATTTTATTTTGTGGGACTTAAGTCCCTAAAGTGTTCGTGTCCTTCTGCCCGTAATGGGAGAGTTTGCAAACACGCCCGCTGGGTGTACGAGCACAGAGCCGAAATTTTATCTCGGGAAACAAGCGGGCTGTTTTCTGAGAATCATTCCTGCGCTCAAAATGAGCACGGGAGAAAGGAGTAAATGTATGAGTAAAATATATTTTAATTTCCCCTATGAAGGGGGAAAAATAGAAAAGAGTAATGGCGCCACGAGGCGCAACCTGGTAATCGTATCAGGAAAAGATTTTCAAGGTGAGTTCATCCCTTACAATGATAAGGGGTGGACACAAACTGAGGGAGAGGTTGCCTATTACGAAAAGGGCAATCACTCCTATATTTTCATCAACCCACCCAAAAAGGAGGGAGTGGTGGGTGTTTTCATGGGCGGTGGTTATGGTGTAAACGTATCCCCCGAACCCATTTTCATGGCCTCTAGTTGTGGGGGTTATGGCAATTCTGAATCCAATATCGGGATTGTCACTTGTGAATCTATTCTGGCTCATGATACCTATAAGGGCAGACATGGGGTGCGTTATGATAAATTTACTCCCGATGGATTTATCCCTTTGGGTAATGATGTACTCCTAGACGGCGAGGAGGCCGTCGAAGTATGAGATATATATTAAATAGTGCCGTTATCACATCTCCGGGAAAATACGATTATTTTCTAGTGGATGTTGAGACGGCCAAAAAATGGTTGAGTGCTGGTACATTCGACAGCACAATCGGTTATGCTGAGACGGCTTCTGCCATCTCGGCAATAACCGGAATCCTCATCCCCACTAATCGAAGAATGGTGAAAATGGCATCCGGTGATGAAGCTCTAATTTTCCGCCTCACTTGCCGAATGTCTGACCCCACCCTCAAGGGCAAGCTCACCCCCGATTTTGTCTTGAAAAATTGCGAAATCGGAATTTTGAGGAGGACATCATGAAAATCATAAACACCACTCAAGCAGCCAAAATCCTAAAGATAAATCAGTCAAGGGTCAGACAATTAATTTTGTCTGGCCGCTTGCCCGCAATAAAATTCGGTAGGGATTGGGCAATCAATGTCAAATTTCTAAAAATGGTTAGAATTAGAAAAACTGGTAGACCCAAAAAAGAACTTAAAAAACTTTAACCCCCAGAGGGAAAGGAGAAATGAATTATGATTACAATAACCGTTACAGCCCATAGTGGGTATGCGTGGACTGAAGATGTTGACGATGATGCCGACCTTGCAACAATTATTGACGATATAGTAGATGAGCATGGTGATATTTTTACAGTCACAACCGACCCAGACTTTGGAATATTTTACAAGGATAAATAACCTAACCCCTCACTAGAGGGAAAGGAGAAATTATGATAACAAGTGCGCAGGTTAAAGAAAACAATGGTGGAGGACTGCAAATCGAGTGTTATGATGCACTTGATAATATTGTAGCCGTAATCTCGGGCATAGAATATGCCGACAATGCTAATGGCGTAGATGATCTACGTGGCATTGTTGATGGCACTTGGGAGTATAGAGATGCCTCACAATGGTACGACTCTGGAGGCAATAGTCAGGGCGACCAGATTGATGGCCGGGAATTAACTGCGAAAGATGCAATGGATGACCACGACACCACCAAAATCATAGCTGAGTACGACGGCAAGGCTATGCACATCTATATAGATGATATGGGACGTGCTGGCCAAAAATATTTTAATTGTCAAAGAAACTGAAGGACAAGCAAATAAGTCAAGCTAGCCCCGCTCACAAGGCGGGGTTTTTTATTGCTCCACGCCCGAATAATCCCAGCGATTAGCGACTGAATCAAATCTGATTCGCTGAAACCTAAAATTACATACGCTTGGCACCCTTACCGTTTCTTTTTTGCACTTAGGGCATAATGGCATTTCTTCGATAACCCCGTTTTCCGCCCTGACGATATCCTCGAATGTATAACCGCACGTTACACAGGAAAAATCATATAGTCTTAACATCATATTTCCCCTTATCCCAAACTCTTTTCATGTCGGCATCTACCATTTGCTGAATCAATTCCTTAAATCCTATTTTTGGCTTCCAGCCTAGTTCCCTTTTAATTTTGCTTGCATCGCCGATTAAAATATCGACTTCGGCTGGCCTTATAAATCTGGGGTCAAGCTCAACAAATTCTTTGTAGTCCAAATTTACATGAGAAAAAGCAGCCTCACACCATTCACGGACAGAATGTGTCTCGCCAGTTGCCACTACATAATCAATTGGGTTTTCGTTTTGTAGCATCATCCACATAGCAACTACATAATCAATCGAACTACCCCAATCCCTTTTTGCATCAAGATTGCCGAGTTTTAGCTTATCCAGCAACCCCAATTTTATCTGTGCTACCCCATCGGTGATCTTTCGGGTAACGAATTCAATGCCGCGCCTTTGGTCTTCGTGGTTAAAAAGTATACCGCTACAACAAAACATATCGTATGACTCTCTGTAGTTCCGGGTCATATCAAAGCCAAAACATTTAGCCACCCCATAGGGGCTACGGGGATAAAATGGGGTGGTTTCTTTTTGTGGGGTTTCTTGTGCTTTCCCAAATTGCTCGGACGATCCTGCATGATAAAACCTAGCCCCCTCACACACCTGTCTCATTGCCTCAAGCACTTTAAGTGTGCCTAATCCAGTACACTCAGATGTGTATATCGGGGTTTTCCATGATGCCCCGACATAACTCATGGCTGCAAGGTGGTATATTTCATCAGGCATACATTTTTCCATTATCTTAACCAGGGAAGCCCCATCCATTACATCACCCTCATGTAATGTTATTCTGTCCAGGATATGATCAATCCGCCATGTATTTGAGGTCGATGATCGCCTAATTATTCCGTGTACCTCATAATTTTTGCCTAAAAGCAAATCGGCGAGGTTTGATCCGTCCATTCCCGTAATTCCCGTTATAAGGGCTTTTTTTCTCATATTTGACCTATCTATCCAATAAAGGAGTTATCGTTGATCCTACAGAAAAACCCCCCGATTGAATCGAGGGGTTTTTTCAGAATTTTAAGGGTCTTATCTGCATAAATAAGGTGAGGAGAAATTCCCCCACCCACTACTGCTTATTAAGCATTTCGCCTTCTCGCTTTTCTCTCCATCTTTCTTTTTATTCTCGCCATTCTTCGCAGTTTGTTTTTCTCTCTGCGATTCTCGGCATTATAACGGATATGCGAGGGCTTTTTCTTCATACGACCATGTTTTTTATTGCCCTTCTTACCAGTACTCTTTTTGGTAGCCACACAACATCACCTCCTCATGCCATGTGACCACCTCCCTTAATAAACATGAATACCTCCTTAAATTTATCTTCTATTAAATGTATCAGAAACGGTGAAACTTCTGGTCGTGTTTCAGTTATTGTGAATCGAAAATCCTCCCGAACATATTTATGTACTGTTCGCTCATTGCCTGGGGTGTGTATTTCTCAACAGTCATTCGACCGCTTTCCCCGATAATCCCCGACATCCCCGGATTTTCCCGTATCCATTCCAGCCTTTTTATTAATGCACTAATATCATTAAATGGAATAATGAATCCGTTTATTCCATTCCTGACAATATCACCAGCAAAACCAGTAGGAGTAATAACAACAGGCACTCCGCATCCCATAGCCTCAAGCACACCCACCGGCCCACCCTCGCAGTCTGAAGTCGATACATAGCAATCAATTTCTGAGAATAGTTCGACCATTTCTTCATCTGATACCCTCCCATATCTTCTTACTTTTTTATGCTCAGGGCCTAAAGTTGTGATGAGCTCCACATTTTCCATCTGATCAAGTGTGCTACATAATACATCAAAGCATTTTCGTGGTAGATTTTGACCAAAACTCCCGATCTTAAGTTTTTCACAGCGTTTATGTGGTACAACTTGTTTGTAGATATCGATATCTACCGACATATTGCACTTGTGGAGAGATGCTTTAACGCCCAACAAACTTAATGATGCTTGGGTAGTTCTACAGGGATACACAATATGTTTCACATTGGGATGGCAGAGTTTAAGCTGATTTTTGTCGTGTCCATCAATTAAGTGCCATACCTGAATAATCGTTTTATCACCCGGAAATCGCTCATCTAAAACCAGATCGTTTCTCATGAATGGCTGCCAAAATGCTGAATAGATGATGTCATGGGTTTTGGCTAGTTTTAATAATCCCTTAATATCGATATCTACCTCAAAATCCGTGAAGCCGACGTCGGCAGGGGCATATTTTTTAATGGTGTCTGAGAGCTTATCAACAATCCAGGACTTTCTGTCCTTCATTACCGCTATTTTCAATCAATTTCTCCTAGTATCCGAGTAATCTTAATTGCCGTATCAATATTCGATTCGACTTTCCCGTCAATCAAATCTTTGAAATACTGCATGGCATATCTCAAGTTGTGTTTCTCATCGGTATAATATTCATCATGGCATTGAGTAAGTTCGGGGGGTAACGCCATTGGGATTTTATCATATTCGGCAATCTCAAGTTTCCCAGAAATCGAATTGAATTTAATAGTACCCACTTCACCATAAATGGTGATATTATTATCCTTACCCGGATAGTTGATACTTACATTTATCGTTCCGGTTAGATCATTATTCCAAAAATCCAATAACCCCGTGGTAACAATTTTTTCATTTTTAACGCAGTCAATATCTTCCCAATTCAACAAATCCAAATCAACTATCCGATCAAGCACCGCCATATAGTGAGAGGCCAGTAACCAATAGACATTATGATTCATGAACCGGCCAAGGTGCCTTGATACCATTTCGATGTGCTGTATTTTCCCGATCCTGGGAAGTTCGCGGATCATGTGCTGGATGCCCTGGGAAAACTGAAATGTATACTCAACCCCTATTTTTAGGTTTCTTTCATTCGCAGTATGTCGTAATCTTAAAGCCTCACCTATTTTCAGGGTTATGGGTTTTTCGCAAAAGACATGCTTCCCGCGTAAGAGCGCACCCATCGCAATACTATAATGTGTTTCAATCGGCGTGGCTATTATCACAGCCTCAACATCGTCCCATACTTTTGACATATCTGTTTTTAAATTACAGACATGCCTTAAATTAAAAAAAGCCGGAATGTAATTCTCCAGCTTTTTGCCCCAGTAGCCATGTCCTATTAATACTATATTTGTCATATTCGATTTAACTTATTTGCAAGTTTTAATCCGTGCTCAATGCAACCATCCATATTCAGATATTTGAACTCGGCAAATCTGCCACAAAGATATATACCAAGTTTATTAATGTAATCCCTCAGCATGGTAATGTTTTTTTGATAACCCTCATCATATACTACATAGGCATATTTCGTGCGAATAACCCTACCATAACAAACATCTTTTTTGTTTATAATTTTTTTAGCATCTAAGTCATTAATAACATCATTAATGATTTTATCGTCACTCTTATTCCCACCTTCGGGTCTTATCGTTATTTCTGCCATAAGTGACGATTTGCGGGGTGGAACATTATGCTTGCTAAAGTTTTCCATGAAACAAATTCTATGATAAATATCATGCTTATTCGGGAAATATACACTTAAGAAATTAGATTGATTCTTACAGTTCAAACCAAGTAGTACGGTAATTAAGGAATTATATCTTAGCCCATTCAAGGCATTTTTGATTTTACCTGGTACATTATCAAGCGCTCCAATAAGATCAAATATGGGAATTGTAGAAATCAAAACATTACACTTGACCTTGCGCTTTCCATCGGAAACAACCCATTGATTATTCTGCCGATAAATTTTTGTGACCGGGAAGTTTTTAATAGTATCTACATTTGCTGGAAGTTTCTTTTTCATAGAATCAATTAATGATTGAATGCCCCCGGTTTTGGGATAAACAAAATATAATTGATGTTTATATCCTTCAGTAGAAATGCCAATGGATGATTTAATTATGTCTAGGGTGGGGGGCTTGGGAATTCTACTAACCCACTGTAAATCCATTTTCGACAAATCTGTTTTCCATATTTTCTCATTGTAGGGAACCAAATATTTTTCAGCAATTCCCCTGCCGAATATATGATAAAGCCATTCTTTGAAGTTGGTGGGGGTTTTTGAATCATTAAATAGATAATGGTATAGACATTCTATGTTTTCTTTTAATGGTAAGCCCGACAGTCCATTTTCAAAGGGGTATTTAAGGTATTTACCCCTATAATATATCTTAACATTTCTATATTTCGTTTCATAATTGGGCTCAAGTATGTCTATGATTAATTTTAAAATATCTTTATTTCGCGAAAAGAGAATATGGCCACCCACACAATCAAATGTAAAACCATCTTTCTGGATGCTTTTGCATAAACCGCCGAGTGCTGCCTCCCTTTCTATTATTGTAGTCTTGCCTTCCAGGAAAAGACCTGTGCTTAATCCTGCCAGGCCCCCACCGAGAATGCAATTATGAGTTTCTATATCCAATATTCCTCAATATTTTTTTGAGAGATTCTATTCGCCTTTCTATTGTATGATTGTTTTTAACGAAGGCCCTTCCCTCTTTACTGATTTTCTCATATTTCGCTGGGTTTCCTACAATATCCCCAACCTTTTCCTCTAAGTTATTGGCATCAGCATCTATGAAATTAATTCCATCAATGAATCCCAGCCCATTCATTTCCTCACACCAATCACTTATCAAAATTGATCCGGCAGCCATGATTTCAAACAATTTAAGAACTACCCAATGATTGGTACGATTAGAACATTCATTATTGAGCGTAGAGGTCACGCAACAAATATGCTTATTCATCATTTCAGCATACTCAATGGCATCTACAAATTTCCTATTCTTTCTTTCGGCCAATTGATTAAAGGAAATATCATAGCCTGGGTGGGGAATGACATTGAATAAATCCCGCGATAGCATAGTTGCCTTATGTCTAAGGGGATACCATTTTCTGTCAGTGCAGCCTATAACAAGGCATTTCTTCTCCTGGGCATTTATGTCTTGTTCTAACGATAAAAATCGTTCTGATGGAATAATAAATACGGGAAAGTAAACTCCTTTTTTGATATATTCAGGCCAACCATTTTCAAAAGATTCTTTATAGGAATAGAGAATAAGATCAGACCTTTCTAGCATTTGATGCATATACCGCAAATAATTTTGATCGTCACCCCTAATATCCTGTAGGTAATTCACTATTTTTATATCTTTGCTTATCTTGTCGATTGTAGTCAGTACATTGGGATAACCCAATTGGGGGGCTTTGATTGTAAATAATATTTCTCCCTCTATATCACTTGGCAATAATTTGTTAGAACAAACTATTTTCCAGCTAAAGGTCTTGGCAAGTGTTTCGGCAAAAAGGCTTGACCAATCAGATGGATGTTGTTCTTTGGAAATTCTTGCCGGTAGAAAAACCGTTCCATCATATACCCTAGTTGAACCCATATTTACCCTTGAGATGAAAATAGTTTCTATTGTCACTGAAATATTTGTAGTGGGGGATCTCCCTCTTAGTCATGGTCTGGCTCAAGGCTTTATCATCATTCAATATGTTTTTAAAGGTTTGTTTTTGTCGTAGTTGTTTTAATTTCATTGCTCCATAATGCCAGATTCTATCTAAATAAATTGATGGATCATCACATATTAATAGATTAGCATACCAAGGAAAGAATAATCGATTAGAAAGCAGATTATTGTCGTCCAGCAAATGAAATCGGAGTGGTGACTCCGTAAATGAATTCGATAATGTATAGTATTCCGGTTTAATAAGATTGTGCTTAACACAATAATCATAAATTTGGGTTCGGTAGTATGGATAAAGAAATGTCATGCGAATAAGAAACGGCCTAATGTCGGCAATCAATTTAAGTGTTGCATTGATGGTTGGTTGTGATTCACCCGGCAAACCAAGCATTACAAATGCATTGGTATGAATTCCATGCTGGTCGGCAATTGAAAATGCCCGCCTCAATTCATCGTTGGAAACCCGTTTGTTTAATATCGTATTCCGTAATGTTTCATCGCCCGTCTCTAATCCAATTCTCAGCTCCAGACATCCACTTCGTGAAAGCGCCTGGGCTATTTCATGGTCAATGGTATTAGCCCTACAATTAAAAACATATTGAATGTTATGGGGATGAAAAATCCTGGTCATGTATTTTTCGGTAAATGCAAGTATCCATGCCCTATCCAGCATTAACAAATCATCGTCAAAGTTGATTACTGAAATACTGCCCTTGAATTTTTCAATAATAATTACTAATTCATTAATAACGTTATCAACACTTCTTTTTCTGCAATATCCTTCTATGCATTCCCCTTCGGGAACGTTCAATTTCAGAAGTAGTGGGTTTATACAAAATGCACATCTATATGGACACCCCCTGGAAAAAGATATGCTGAGCCATCCCTTTCTAATTTTAATGAGTTTTGGCATATCCATTATGTTCATATCCCAATGGGGTAAAAAATTTAAATCCTTAATGAATGGCCTTATTGGATTTTTTTTAATAGTTCCATCTTTTAATTTAACATGGAAATTATTTACACTAGAATGATCCTGTTTGCTAGCGATTTTTTCTAAGAATTCTGGTAGTGCCTCATCTCCCTCCCCAATACAAAAAGCATCAAAATTAGATTCCCGTAAATCTTCTGGTTTAATAGTGGCGTGAGTTCCCCCTAATATTATGGTTTTACGGGGATACTCTTTTTTGATATATCCTGCGATTTTATTTGCCCTTGTGAATTGAAAACTTGTCGCTGTAAAACCTATGACATTTGGATTGTGTTTTTTAATTTCCGCCAATATGAAAGATTTGTCATCTGGTATCATGTGGGGATTATTTAAATGAACCAGGCTAACATCTATTCCCCGATCCTTTAAAATTGCAGATAATAATTGTATGGCCGGTGAAAAACTTGCAGTGTCCGTTCCCATGTCTGGATATATAAATAAGAAATGTAAATTACCATTCATCAATAATTTTCTTTCTTATGGCCTGAGAAATTGCATGAACCAGTGTAAGGTGAGCATCTTCAACAATGCCATAATTCGTGCTATTGATAGATATGTATTCATCAACAATATGTTTTAATGCACCCTCATCACCGAACCCCGTAAACCCGATATTAGTTATCCCCTTTGATTTTACATAATTAACAGCATTCAATATGTTTTTAGAGTTGCCCGAACAGCTAATGCTGATTAATATATCTCCCGAATTAACAAGATTCATTAATTGTTCTTTAAAGATTTGATCATAGTCCCAATCATTTGATATGGCCGTAATGAGTGGGATATTATCATTAAGACAAATCACCCTCATTCTTGGCCTACCCCTGAAGGCTGTTCCCTTACCCAAATCACAGGCAAAATGACTTGCAGTGGCAGCGCTTCCACCATTTCCAATAATAAATATCTGTCTGTTGTTTTTATAAGCCCGGTAGATAAGATTGATGATCTTCTCAATCTTCTCTATTGAAATATCATTGATGCAATTTTTGAGATTATCTAAATATGCTGTAATGCTTTTTTCCATTTTTTAATTACCTACATAAATAATCTTGCTTCCCTGCGGCTCAAGGGAAAATGAAATCTCTCTCAATCCCAGTACATTCCTTAATTTTGCTTGATTCTGTGGAGTACAATAAAAGAGTAGAAACCCACCATTACCTGCACCGAGTAGCTTACCGCCGCTTGCACCTGCCGCAATCCCTCTCTCATAATAGAAATCAATAACCGGATTGCTAATAGTATCTACAAGCTGCTTTTTACTTTGCCATCCATCATTTAAAAATGTTCCCAGACAACTTAAATCATTTTCAACTAAGGCATTTGAAATGTTTTGTGCCATCTCTTTCATGTGCCCCAGATATATCATTTTTTTCTCGGTAGACTCCTTTTGTTTTTTTAGAACAGAATTAGCATTTCTGGTAATCCCAGTATAAAAAAGCAAAAGATTTTCACCGAGGGTCTTCCTGGTTTTTTCATAACAAATAATGGGTTCCACATATACCGTTTCATCTGAGTTAAACACAAAATGCTTCAGCCCACCATACGCAGCAAAATACTGATCCTGCTTTCCTATGGGCTCTTTTAAAATATTGACTTCGATCTTAACGGCATCCCTTGCAAGTTCTTCTGCGGTTTTGTGTTCATTTTTATACGCATATAACGCATTGAGAAGTCCAACAGCAAAGCTGCTCGATGTTCCCATGCCCGTTCCTGCGGGCAGGTCTGCAATGGATGTTATTTCTATCCCGCTAGTAACCCCGGTAATCTTCATGGCTTCTCTAATGATGGGATGCTGAATCTGTGCTACATCATCCACAATTTCTGTTTTAGAATAACCCGCCCGAATAGTTTCATCAAATCGTTTATTGATGGTAATGTATATGTACTTATCAATTGCCGTTCCCACTACTGCACCAGGCTCATGTTGATAAAATGCCCGTAAATCTGTACCCCCCCCAGCAAAACTAACCCTACATGGTGTACGGGAAATAATCATTTAACCGCCTCCTGAACTTATTCAATCCCGCCACTGTCCCAATATCATAAAATCTCTCATCTGTAATAAACCCTGCCAATTCTTTATGTTTGATTAATTCGGGGAATCCTTCTTTTTCCAATGAAGTAATCTCATGTTGTCCTAAAAAGGTTAAAATATCCTTACTAAGAACACCAACACCAGCATCAATGTATTTCAAGCGACTATTGCTACCATCTTTTTCATATCTTATAATATTTGAATCTTTGTCTATGGTAATATTGCCCCTTGCAAAAGGGTCACTATTATGGGAAATCACTAAAAGACCCCTTTTGCCATTTTCAATAAATCGTTCAAATATTTTATCGTATTCAATTGGTAAAAATGAATCTCCATAAATTAAAAAAAAGCTGTCATCAAGTAATTGCGCTGCTTGTTTTATTGCACCGCCTGTACCGAGACAATGTTTATCTTCCGAGTATTTTATGGACAATCCAAATATACTTCCATCGCCAAAATAATTTTTAATTTGATCGCCCAAATAACCCACTAAAAGTAAAATATTTTTTATACCGGATCGTTTTAAATATATGATTTGATAATAAAGAAAGGGTTTATTTCTTATTATGATCATAGGTTTAGGAACTTCGTGAGTAAGAGGCCTTAGCCGAGTACCCAACCCTCCCGCAAGGATGACTGCTTGGATTTTACGGTATCTTTTATCGCTTGGCATATTGCCTCTTTAGAATTGTATCGAGCCTTCCACCCTAGTCTGTTTATTTTAGTAACATCAAGTAGCATCGCCGGAACATCTCCGGGCCAGCCACCTTCGCCGCCCGTATGCCTGAATCTTATTGTACTTAACCCTCTCTCATTGACAAGAATATTGGCTATTTCGTCTACCTCAACCTGGCTGGTACTACCAAGATTGTATACATTAATTTTATCCCGTGCTTTTTCTACACCTAAAATTATTCCCTCAATACATTCCCTAACCAATAGATATGATTTCTTTTGTTTGCCATTTCCCAATATTTCAAGTTCACTGGGATTTGATAATAGCTTGTTTAGGAAATCAAATATTATTCCATGTGTCTGTCGTGTACCTACAATATTAGCAAACCTAAAAATCCAACATCTCATATTAAACATATGACAAAAGGCAGTTATTAGAGATTCACATGCCAGCTTGCTTGCACCATACAGGGAAATAGGTAAGAGTGGCCCGTAGTTCTCTGGGGTGGGGAAAACTTCCGGCTTTCCATAAACTACAGAGCTAGAAGAAAAAACAATGTCCCTTATTCCGGTTAGCCGCATTGATTCAATAACACTATAAGTAGCTATTGTTCCCTGTGTAAGATCAAGTTCAGTAGACGGGATATCGGGCTTAACATTAGAATTGGCGGCTAAGTGATAAACAATGTCATGACCTGCAATGCTTTGCTGTAGTTTCTTTCTATCCAACAAGTCGCCGCAGATAAATTTGATTTTAGATTTGTCAAGGTGCGGTCTTAGAAATTCCTTATTCCCGGAACTTAGATTGTCATAAACAGTAATATCATATTTGTCTATTAGGGCATCCACTAGGTGACTACCGATAAATCCTGCCCCACCAGTAATAAATGCTTTGATCATTTAACTTACCATTTGAATAATTTGTTCAATTCTATGTTCAATGGTATGTCTACTAAAAACAAGATTTCTTGCATTCTCTCTTATGTGGCTATATTTCCAAGAATTTTGGGTAACATCTTCAATTATTTCACGGGCATTCTTTTTGCTTATGGGTATATAGTGTTCGTTGGCCATAAATCCACACTTGGCTAGTTCTGGAATCTCGTTTGCCAATAAGATAGAATTGGATGCTGGGATTTCAAAATGTTTTCCCAATACATAATGATATCGACTACTCGATGCAATAGCGCACACATATTGGTTGATGGTTTCGGCATAAGCATCTCTGATCTTATAACCGCTCTCTAATCGTTCATAAACGTCAAATCTATCGCCAGGGTGCGGGACTTCTTCAATTAAATCCGATTGCAATTGCCGCAAGAATAACCTAAATGGATATTCTTTCTTACCTATCAATCCAATAAGCAGAGCTTTCTTTGTCTGGTGACTAATTTGAGTCAATCGTTTATATCTACTTGTCGGGGCAATAAAATGAGGGAAAAAGATTAGCTTGGAAAAATACTTTTGCCACCGCTGATAAAAGGATCGCACGTTCGGGCAAAGGATAATATCTGCCCGCTTAAACATGCGATCACAATTTTTGATATACCGATAACCATATTGCTTTTGATTAATCTGTAGGTCAGTCATATAGCAAATGACTTTCATTTGGGGAGGGATTTCATTAACCGGTAATACAGGGCTCCTACGCTCATTAATTGGGATTTTAAATAGGAATAATGTATTCCCCTCTAATTTGGGACGTCGGATATTGTCTGCAAACAGAAGTTTCCAGTTTAATTTCCTGGCAAGAGATTCTAGCAAAAGAGCATAGCGGTCGGTTAGGCATGCTTCCTTGCGGTATCTGGATGGTGCACATATTGTCCCCGTATATTTATGTTGCACTTTCAGACTTGCCTTCAAGCAATTCATTAACTATGGTGTTGATTTCTAATGCCATGCGGTTTCCTCGTAAGCCCTTGTCAAAACACATTTTCCGGCAATCCCATTTTAGGTTCTGGTTTCTCATGATAACCTTTTTAAATTTCTCTAGGTCGGGGGACATCTTTCCAATTCTGCATTGCTTGCCCGTAGGAGTTGCAGTCGTACTACACTTATAAAAATAACCATCGGCGGAAACAGTGACTTGATAATATCCGTAGGCACAAACTGTAAAGTCATACTTATCAATGTCCGTATATTCCGGCCCCGTATAAAATATATATGGTCTTTCGTCTTTGCTTTTTGATACAATCGGCTCAAGTAATTTCTCGTAAACGGTATGGCCGGGGATTTCCGTGTTGGCCTTATATTCTCGGATTTTATCAAAGCTCTGATTGTAGCTCCCGAAAGGTATGCTAAATCTGAGACTATCTACACCCAAACTTTTAGCAATTGATACTATGGCATTAAAATCCTCAATATTCCCACTGGCGGAAGAAATCAAATAGCACAATCTGATTGCATGTCCACCACCGGCATTCTTTCTGATTTCACAAGCCCGCCTTATTCCCTCTAAAATATCTCCAAACATTTTCCGCTTTTTCGTGCCCTTAGTCTTTCCCCAACTCCAGGGCAGTCCAGCATCAATGCTAATTGATAAATAGTCTACATCATCAGTAGATAACTTATTGAGCTCTGTCAATAAGCCGTATTTTGTTTCAAGGTCATCGAGGTGTGTCCCGTTAGTGTGGATGCCGAAATGATTACCCCATTTTTTGGTCATGGCCATAAAGGTAATAAAGTAGGGATTTAGTAGGGGCTCAGTATATGCACCGCCATAGATATGATAGGGAATTTTGCCCTGAAGTTTATCGAGTAATTCCAGACAATCTATTTCCCATCGGCCTAGTGATTTATCAAAAAAAGCTCCGGCACATGCAGGACATGCCAGATTGCATGGCCTCTTATGGTTTGCCGGTAAATGAATCTCAAATTGACGGGGATAAATTAATTCACCATTAAAAATTTTAGTTTCATCCCAATTTAAATGATCCATTAACTGTTTGTAGTAGAGATACATATCTGGTCTGGGATCGCTCATGCCTTTTTACCATTCGGCTTATATTTTAAATTCTGCAAATAACTTCCTTCCCCACCTAAATTGGCACCCTCCATATGAGTAACTTCAACCTCTAGTATTTTGAAAGTTTTTCCATATCTCCCAACATGTAAGTGCTCGGTCATTTCATTTCTATGTTCTAATAGGGATTTTCTCTTGAACATGAAACAGGCGCCAGGGTCAGAGGTTGTCCAAACAGAAAGTATCATTTTGCCATAATTATAATGTGCATAAAAATTACATTTCTTTGTTTTTGTAACGCCGATTCGCCTTGCCATTACCGCAATTAATCCCTTGGTTGATGGATAAAGGGTGTGCCAAACATGCTCCATTTTACGAAGCCAATCCCTTGGCACCTCCATATCATTATCGAGAACTACTATAAGATCAGTCTGTATTTTTTCTAAGGCATATAATGTTCCCCCCAAACTACCCAAGTTTTTGCCGGGGTGAAATGCCCGTACCCGTGAAAAGTGGGATTGATTAGGCATATCTTTTTTAATCCAGTTCAACCATTCAACCGTTCCGTCAGTTGATCCCTGAGAAACAATAATGTGTTCGTAGTTTGGATATAGGGTATTATTCCGCACGGCGTTTACACACCTGATTGTATATTCAAGCCGATTGTGTGCCCTGGTAACTATTGATATGAATGGTTCTACTCTTGCCATTATTTTATCTCCACAAACCAAATTCCCCTGAATTGATTACCACATGGCTCACCCTTTAGTTCTACGAATTGAACATTCGGCAATAATTCATTTACTGCCCGATATACTCCCGTCTCCGCCGGGCAATAATCATGACCACAAAGCATTCCACCGTCTTTTACTTTTGGTAACCATGCGATAATATCTTCTTTCACGTGCCGATATTTATGACTAGCATCAATAAAAACTAAATCCATGCTTTTATCTGCTATTTCTTTTGCGGCTTCGATTGAGGGTTTTCCTATCCATTTAATTCTATTATCAATATAGCATTTCTTTTGCGGTACGGTATCAATGGCATAATAGCTTTTAACGGTACATTCCCTTAAAATCGGTATCATGGTATTACCCTTTAAAACACCGATCTCTGCTATGATTTTGTAGTCATTGTCTTGGATTTGTTTGATTAAGAATTCCCATCGATAATTCATTTAACCGCAATTACCCTCATGTCCCTATTGACCATGTGAAACTCTGTTTTATTGGTGACTTCTTCTATCGAGAAATCAGCTTCTTGTAATACCCCTATAAATTCAGGTTTTGTCCAGACATACTTATGGGTTTCATATTCAAGCCTTGACCACTGATTTCCATAAAGCTGAATGAACCCCTTATTCAATTTACCAAGTGGGGTATTAAGTATCTTCCCGCCATGCCGATCATATTTTGCATTAACATACCACTCAATACATCGATCAAGATCGGGCATTTCTACAACTAGCTTTCCGCCTAGTTGCAATACCCGGTAAAACTCTTTTAAGATATCAATCGTATCCCACCGATAAAAGTGCTCAAGGGTGTGGACAATTAATATCAATTCAATGCTATTATTTTCAAGGGGGAGTTTGAATATATCGGCCTTAACATCATACTTACTGCCACGCCTGGACGTATCACCTTTCTCATAATCAAACTTATCAATGTTAGTATATCCATCCAGATAGTCGCTGCCACAGCCAAGGTGTAGTTTCACCTCTTTCCCTTTTTCCGGTTTGTCTTTCGCAATATAATTCTTAAATTATTCTTTCTATTAGTGCCGCCCTTTGACAGTGGTTTTTTATGATCAACCTCCCTTGGATCGCCAACTTTTAAACCCGCCCTTTTACGAGCTGCATTTCGTAGCGCCCGATTTTTCTTTTGGTCAGGCTTTGAGTGATAATCATTATATTCTTTTTTGTAGTCTCTTTTTTTTCGCATTTTCCCGCTTATTCATTAATAATTTATAAATTAATTCCCCTATTAAAGTTGCTGCTTTCTCTGTATCTGTGAATTTGCCCTCATGTTCCCATAAATATATATGCCCCGCTTCGTGACAAAGACTCCATTCTATATGCGTTTTGTCACAAGGATGATCATATACACCTGCGAATATTGTTAAAACTGCTTGAAAATTCTCCGAACTATACCATATGGTAAAATGTCCACCATGTTGGTTTTCTTTTTCTTCGTTCCAGTGAATAAGATAAATTCTAATTAATGGCACTATATCAACAATTTCATCCCAACTTTTCCTAATCAATTCCTTGATCTGTGCTTTGTTACTTTTCTTTTTCTTCATCACTCCTTTTGTCCTCAAAAAATGGCAGGGCGTGAAGGATTTGAACCCTCGGCCCCAGGTTTGGAGTCTGGGATGTTCCCGCTACACCAACGCCCCTAAAATGGTAGCGGGGACGGGAGTCGAACCCGTGAATTATGGCTTATGAGACCATCGGCTTAACCACTTGCCTACCCCGCAATAATGGTGGAGACGGAGGGAATCGAACCCTCAACCTCCAGTGTGCAAAACTGGTATTCCCCCAAATTGAATTACGTCCCCATTGAAAGCAAAAACCGCTCAATTGAACGGTCTAAAAGTGCAACAAGCTGTTGCATAAAGTGCACTAGCTGAATTCATTATTTAAGCCTTGCCTCAAATACTATATATACCGTACAATTGTCCATTATTCTATGATTACATATGGCTTCATCTTGTCTATTTCTCAGGCTTATGCTACAACCACAAAGCATAATAATAACAATGGTGATTAGGAAATATTTGAAAACCATGAATCTCCTGTCTTAAACATATTAAAAACTTGTTTCCATTTAGGGGAGGTATTTAGATAATCAAATATATCCTGTGGAGCTGTAGCCTCAATTAGTCTTCCCGATATCTTTCTTTTGCCCCTATATGCACGCCCGACTAATTCGCTACAATAAGGAAAGTGTGAACCATTGAGTTTTCTTGAAAACCAAGTTGACCTAGATACCCAGTCAAGTCCCTGACAAACAATACCCCACCAGTCATAGGGTCTATGTAACCATCGGCAGGCATTATAAAGAATTTTTGTTCTATCGTTTTGACTCAATTCCTTACATCGAAAAACATAAACCTCATTTTTGCCGTTAAAAAATCGCTTGAGATTGTTTATGTCTACTCCCGTCCTAGTTGCCCCGATGGTATGGCCAGTAAAGGCATAGAGCTCGGCATGGTTACACTTGCCATTAGTCTTAAGCCTGATTAACCTTGCAAATATGCCCGATAGATTATTGGTAAGGATTATGTCACCTCTCATAAACCGTTTGAATCCATCGGCCTCAAGTTTTTGGAATATTTCTTTCGGCTTCACGCTTTTCCCTATCCCTTTTCATTCGCTCATTAGACAGTCTTAGAGCTTCATTAAACTCACGAAGGCGGGTTAATAATGTCTTGCCCGTTAAGGGTTCGATATCCCTTTCCCGCCGTATTCTTTTTAGCTTTTCCCTATTAAGATCAAATATCTTGGTGGTCATTTTGTTTCCATTTCATTTATTAAGGCAGAGAGGTTAATTAATTAACAGTTACACACTATTTTTTCTACGGTTTCACCGCTTTCGTTACAAATATAAGCTATTGTATCAGTTAATATGGTATATTCCTGACCATTTAAATGTAACATAGCTATACTTATAACCCTTCTATCCCTATCGGGGGATGCTTCAATTTTATTACTCAGGTTGAGTAGATCGTAGTCATTGTCAATGTGTTCTAAATAACTTACTTCCTCATAGCGGATTCTTTTTAGGTCTCCATATATCCACCAGGTTTTTCCCTGTGTTTCTCCATCGAATCCATAGCCCTTAATTTTCAATATCATAACTATCTACCTCCTTGTCTATCTACCTCTCTGCCTTAAATCAAATCCCTTGGCTATTATATTATGCCTTTGCCGGGGTGAAATCCTTGGCTGCCAAATCCTCTACCAGCTTATCAAGAATCTGCTTTACTATATCTATCCATTCAAGCAAATCTACCTTCCCGTCGTCAGCCTTATGCTCATTGAATAGCCTTGCTGCCAACAATAAATAGGGTATCAACTGAGTAATCATTTTAAGTGCTTCAAAAATTCCTATTTTCATTTTCTTGTCCTCCATAACTAATGTTTTTTCAATCTGTTCTGTTTGTAAATTTGGGGTTTTCAATTGGTTTCTTAAAATCTTACAAGCTATTTCTGTGGCCTTATCTCTTATCGTGCCCTGCTTAAAGTGATCTTCAACCCTATCAATCTCCCGATCAACAAGCCTTTGGAGTTTGGGTGAGTTTTTCATAAACTCTTGCATCATTTTTAATGCCGTGAGTGCTATGACTAAATTCATTCCCCTATCCCCATGTTAATTTATTCCCCAATAGGAATTAATGAACCATTCACTATGTCATATTCACCCGCAATATAAAAATCCGCATTAGTGCCAGCTCTAATCCCCCTGAGTAATTTAAACATATTGAAGGTGTGACAATCGGGTGGATTTTTTAAACCGGCAGTTGCCCAAACACAGGATGCAGAATGGCAATGACCTACGCCGATTGTTAGAAAGGGAAATAGTTCATATATTTGTCTTGCTACTTTCCTCTCCAGGCAATTAGGCTTAAGTGGTCTTTTCAATGTGGGAATATAGGTATCGTAATTATATAAATAATAACCCATCCAATCATATTTGCCCGTAGCATTATCACACTTGTCATTCATGGTAGATACCCGGCTCTTATCCGTTGGTCTCAATACCAATAACTTGTCAAATGTACCACTTGATGCTCTGCTACTAATAGAACTATCCGCCCTCATTCCATCCCCAGGGGTAGATGTTCTAATATAATCATTGGGATCATCACACTTCCTACAGTAATCAGCATGTGCATAAGCAATCTCTATATTACGATCTTCTATCTCTTTGTCTGTGCAAATTGCCTCTGTTATTTCAGTCGGGAACACAAAACCCTCAGCAATCATCCATTGAGCAGGTCTCCACCATAACCAATCGCCTGTTTGAAAGGTTGTGTCTACTGCCTCCATTTCAGACCAGGTATATATGCTATCCGAGGCCATAGTGTTAATTGCTATTGCAAAAATGAAAATCATACTAATTACTAAAGCATTGAAAAATTTTCTCATGTTAAATCCTCCGTAAAATCAATTAATGGGGCGTTAGGCATTGCGGACTGGCTCCCCGCTTGGCTTCTGAGTGTTTCCACTCATAGGTGATGTTTGCCCGTCTGGACGGTACTGGCACATCTGAGCTTTTAGCCATAACCCCAAAATGTACCCCCGCTATCCTGTAAATGATAACGGGGGCTATTGTGTCGGCCTACCGACCCTCGGATAAAACCCGCCATCACGTATGATGACGGGGATTTAATTATCTGGATGCCGAAACCATTAAAATAGTCGCTTCTTTCGACATCCGAAAGGACAGTAGGAAGCTACTACCGTCCTTCCCTGTAAAGCCCTATGGTCGCAAATCCCCATCCCTTGGGGTTGGTTGCATAGGGCGTTTTTTAAAACCCTGGCCTTTTCTTATCCGGTTCAATCAATATTGCTAGTTTTTCTAAATCTCTAAAATCCGCCCATTCCTTATTCCAAAACCTTGAACATCTTATTATGGGGTCAATGCGATTGGGCTTAATTTTACACTCATCATAAAAACAATTACATTCCGTTGTATATCTACCATACTGTGTTTCTACTACTCTAAGATGTTTGCATTTACTGCATACCCCAAAGCCCTTTGTTAGTTCGCTAAGATTTTCCTCGACCTTGCTTTCAATCGCCTCCGCAATAGACTCTGCGGCTTTTATCGCTTCCTTTCTCTCATCTTCCATCACTACCCCATCACAAAATCAAGCAAGTCATTCCATTCCTTTAAAAATCTGTCTATGTTTAAAACTTCTCTAGCTTTTTCCCTAGCATTCTTGCTAAATTTAGTTCTTAATTTCTTATTACCCAATAGCATATTAATATAATCAGCGGCTTCATCGGCATCATTGGTAACATAACCATTTATCCCATGTTCTACATAAAGATTTACATTATGATCCGGCGTCGTCACCATCGGCATCCCCGTTACAAATGCCTCACTTCTTGCCCTGGGGAATGGACTTTCATGAGTAGGGGAAAAATAAACATCGTATGAGGCTAGGGTTTCTTTTAAATCACTCCAATCTCTTGAATGTCTTACTATCTCTTTTTCCCATCGCCTCATCTTTTCCCACTTACTACCCATGACTAGCTTTTCACAATCGAGCCCGGTAACTACATCTTTCCAAAATTGATAGCCGGTTACATGGGGCCTGTCACCCATTCTGCCCGCTACGGTTAATACACCATTAATCCCACCATGCCACTCATGCCACTCATCTTGATTAAATCCATGTATGATAGTGCGCTGACTGGGGTTGGGCATATTCCAAGATTTCTGCGAATCATAGCTGTTGAAAACTAGATGATACCCCCCAAGTTTCTTTGCCATGTCCTCTATTTCGACACTGTCACCACTCGGTTGAAAATGGAAAATGTAAATCAGGGGAATATCTTTTGTAAGTGCCCCTGATACTTTCCACTCTTCAATCTGCCTAATCTGTCTGCCATTGTGGGCAATGATCAAATCAAAATCATTGGGGTTTGCCGTGCTGATAAAATAGCAATTATATGGTTGTGGTCTGGTGTTTACCCGCCAGTCGTATATTAGGTTTTCGCGGAGAAAAAAGAATGAATGACCTAATTTAGCTAACTCGAATTGGTGTGGCGGTTGCACCATGTAATCGCAGATTCTAAGCGACTTTTTTTTAATCAATTTTCTTTGCCTTTTTTAGAGGGGAACTCATAGCCACATTCGGGGCATACAAGTGTTTTATTCTTAGAGCTTCCGGTCTTGCCGCCCTTGTTGTCTACATTCAACCCCTCATAATCAAAAACCTCTTTAAGCTCAAGCTCATCAAATCCGGTTAATTCAAGATCAAATGCCCCATCATCAATATCCACAACAAGATTTTTTAGGAGGGGGTAGTCCCATTCTGTAAGTTCTGCAAGGCGATTATCGGCTATCGCATAAGCCTTGGTAGTAACATCGTCAAAATCAAGATATATAACAGGTACTTTTTTAATGCCTAGTTTTTGGGCTGCCCTTACTCTGGCATGACCCGCTATAATAATATGTGATCCTTTCTGCACAAGCACCGGATTAGTCCACCCGTATTTTTCTATAGATTTAACTAATCGCTCAATGGCTTTGTCTGGATGCTGGCGAGGATTATAATCAGCGAATTTTAATTTAGAAATAGGTATTGTCTTTATTTCCATATTTTATAAGTCCTAGGGGATAGGCATTAATACTATCCCCGCAAAATAATCATTTCTTTTTGAATCTACCCGATTTGGTTCTTTCTGGCATAGCCTCTTTCCTCTTCTTTTTCTTGCCTGCTTTCTTTGCCAAATACATCACCTCCCATTTGATTCAATTATCTTTTTGTTATGCTCCCCGCCCTTGATCTTGTGGGCTCAGGTGCCTTTTTCTTTTTTTTCTTCTTACCTTTTTTCTTGGCCATGATTGTTTATTCCTCTATTATTGAATTTGATCATTTTTTGTGTCACTTATAACACCAGAATTTCCACCACCTTCTTTTGTAGTATTTACAATTTCCATCTGAATTATAAGTACTCTTGGGGATTTTTATGATTTCACCAGTATAGGGATTTTTGCCACCATAACAATAGACCCCACCTGGAGAAATGTTTCTATTACAGTTCTTGCAATACTTTTTCTGAAATATTGGGGGGTAGGCAAGTTGTTTTACTCCTTGCATCTTAATACCTCATCTTATAAATTTCAGGCATGTGCACCTATATAAACCGTCCCTCCTTCAACCTTTGTGGAATGTATGTCACACACCCCAAATGATCCTTCTTCTAGCCATGGGATATAATTATAATTTGCCCCATCGGGGACATATGCCAAATAATCCTCATCCCCACCATGTTTGGAAAGTGCTTGAAACTCTTTGGGTGCTTCGTAAAACTTCCATACTAAAATCGGGGTATTCATTTCTTTTTTAACACCTCATTTTACGGATTTCAGATAAAACTTCATCAACTTCTATGTTACCGAGACATGGTAATTCACCATCGTGGTATTCCTGACAAACATCGTACCAACAAGGTTTGACAGAATTGCTAGATAGGGTAGATTTTTTGATACACTTCCCCTGAATCGGTACACAAAATGGATAGTTTTGAGTCATTACCTTTCCATTGGTATTCCCAAATAACCCAATACACGGGACATCCATTGCACCGGCAAGATGTAGGATCAGGCTGTCATTAGTTACAATGAGATTGCATAAGCTTATAATTGCCCCTACGTGCCTAAGTGAATATCGATATTCCATTAATCCCGGATGTGCACCACTAACCATTCTATCTAAGACAAGGACTCTGTTCTTTGGTTTTAATCTCTTTTTCAAATCATCGAACCCATGCCATGTCTTACCGGGAACACTTGCCCTAGTACCCAAGCCGATTGTGAACTTATCGTCTTTTACAATCCTTCTGGCCTTCTCAATTTCTTCTTTACTGGGAAAATATGAGGGCTTTCTAAAGGGGCTGTCTTCTAATCCAATTGCCTTTAGCCATGTATTGGTTCTCAACACATTTTCAGATTCAAGGGCATGAACCCTGATTTTATCAAGGTCAATAATTTCTGCCTTTTCTTTGTGTGGGCTGATAAAAGGATTATTATACAAAAGCTCTTCCATATGTTTCTTAATATCGAAACTTACGGTATACCCTTCATGGTATAAGGATTCTGCCACACAGGTTGCCCTTAACACATCGCCGAAATTTCCATTATATTTAATGATAAAATGCTTTTGGGGTTTGCTGCTTTTTGAAAATATAATTGAAGGTATCTTTGTAGGTTTGATTTTAAATGAATCTTTGAAATGCCTGACTTCTCTTGCAAGAATTACGGGAACTACGCGAGGATGTCCCTTGATAAAGGCATATGTTTCTCCTCTGAATTTTATTCTCTTGGATTCATGAATTCCTGTATATTCAACCATTACCGATTCTGGGATAATACATAAACCCCTATCCAAATAGGGTTTTGCTTCACTTTCTGATAATTCCTTTATCCCACCCTTTTTAACTGTACCGTATGGTGTGAGTTGGTCTTCAGTCCATTCAATTATTACTGTCTTTTTCATTCTATCTCTTATTTAATTTTTACTTTCTTCTTTTTCTTCTCCTGCTTGCCGATTTTGATTCGATTATGGTACTTGGTGATTCCAGGGGCATGCTTTCGGGCGGTGGAGTATCGGAGAGCTCATCTGATTTCAATTCATTGACAATAGAGTCCTTATTATCTTCTTCTGTCTTAGCGGGTGTTGGTTTTTCTACTTCTCTTGGTATGCCCCAATTCTTATAGCTTGGTGTTGGTTCTATAATATATTCCGCCAACCCCCTCTTTACTTCAATCTCCGCAATCTCGGCATCAACCAATTTCTCATCACCTATTTTAACTATTCCGTGATTAGTAACTTGATCAACCAAATATCTTACCTTTTTCTTCATATTACACCTCCCCTAACTAAATTTACCCTCAAGACAATCCCACGTTCCCTTTCCATGCTTAAGACAAATCCCCCCTAAATCATGTCTCAATAAACCGTCGGGATGTTTTCTCTTGGTAATAGTATCAATCATTTCTTCTCTTGTTTTTTTCTCACCATCTTCATTTTCAATGTAAGAACCCTTAATATCAAACTTTTTGAGCCAGTCTTCAAAATCATTAATGTTTTCTTCGGGTACTATATGTAATGAAAATACCCATCCAGCACTACTCTTGCCGACATGTAGTGGTTCATCATTTCTGCCGCAAGCAGGGCATGGCTTATTTTTATACCAATAATAATTCATTCCCATTGATTAATCCCTATCCGTCGGGTCTTCATCTAATTTGCACTGAACCGCAACAATAGTATAGAATATGTTCTGGTTCTGAGCATCATAACCCCAGGTAGTTTTTCCAATTTTCATAAATCCTATGGTATTACTCAGGTCAAGACTTGTTCTCAATGCCTGTCGTATATACTGATCTGATAATAGCTGCGCTTCGTCCCCAGCCTCAAGGTTAGCTTTTTGTATTGTAGCAACAATTTCAAAATGATAAGTCGCTGCTACATTATAGTTTGACCCAAACTCTTCCTTGGCTTCCTCTGAATCAGTTTTTCTAACTGTTATCGCGTCAAGCTCATTTACTTCTGGACGCCTTTCAATTAAGAAAGTCTTAAACATACTCTGAAGATTGTTATCATCTTCAAGCTGTTCTTTCAGATTTTTTCTAACTGTTTTTAAGCTCATTTTTCACCAATAAAAAAGTGACACCTAAATGTTACAGGTGTCACTTCTGTAATTAATCTTTTGTGACTTATTTATTTCTTAGACAATGCCTTATCAATAAATTCTAGTGCTCTTTTATCAAGTGCCTTATCATCTTCCTTTGTGATGTCCAACACAACTCGCTTGGGTAAATTACCCATTCCAAAATGATGGTGCATATACTTCTTGCCTTCTGGTGACATAAAGAATATCTTGGCCTCTTTTTCACTGACACTTTTAGTAAGGGCAGTGCGCATTAATCCTTCATCAACTAGCATGTGTTCATAGCCACGCCTTGCACCAGTTGATTTGCTTTTTATCTTCATGGCGGTTGATTCGGCAAGTTTCGGCCATTGCACACCTTGATAATTTTCACCCTCACCCCTTTTGTCCCATTTCTTTTCTGTTCTATGTATAAAAAGACCCGCCAGGTCTTCCATTAAAGGTCGAGTATCCCCTATCCGCTTAGCCAGCTTGCTTATATCTTTGGGTAGTTGTGCTATGTCCATTACTTCTTTCCCTTCTTGCGCTTACTAGAATAATACCCCTTGAGTGCCTTTTCACACTTCGCCTTTGTGGGATATATGGGTTTACCATTGCCTATTTTCCACTTGCCAGTGTTGGGATCATAAATACATGGCATTTGCTTTCACCTAAAACCTTTTAATATTATCTAATACCCAGATGATTGTGCTTGTGACGGGGCCTCTTTTCTTTTGTGGGACAATATTTACGCTTTGATCGGTTTTGGTCTGCTTGGCAGTCCCGATCTCAGAATCAATTTCATTAACATTGCCCTGGCCGATATCCTTAGCCTTTATTTCAGTATCCATTTCATTTTTGATTTCAGTTTTCATCTTATTGACAAGGGCAGTATCTAAATCGGCTGTGCCAAGCTCGCTGTGAATTGTATTACCAAGCCCAACATTTATCTTAAGGGTACATCCCATCATCAACACACACAATGAAAGCACCAATAAAATATTTAGCCACAACCCTACTTTCCATACATCCTTCATTTCTTTTTCCCCTTTTGCGAATAAAGCAAATCTTTTACCTCTTTTGTCTTTCTTATCACATGATTTTCTTCCTCGGCAGTACTGACATTGTCTAACTCACCGCTTTGATAATTAAATATATGCAATAGCTCATGTATAACTGCCTCTCTTCTCTCGCTACTGCAGGCATTCTTATCAATGTAAATCCTTTTCATATCATCAACGGCAAGACCTCGGATCATATCTTTTTTCTGATATTCTCTTAACAGATTCAGGGGAAATTCAGTATGCACAATATCATAGTCTGCAAGGGCATTAATGATTTGTTTCAATAGAGTATTGAGCTTCTTGCATTCATTGCACGACATTGTCTACCCCAATATTATCTGACCGCTTCCGAACATTTTCTGATTCCATGAGGCGGCATAGGTTTTGAATGTAAATTCATCCTCTAAGACGAATGCATATTCACCCTCTGTAATTACAAAACATATCTTTCTTTGATCACCATACTTTTCAGAATTGTATTGATCGGGATATATTTCGTAGGTAAGATCGTAATTGTAAAGAGCACCCGTTATGCTCCCGATTACTTCAAAGGTGGGCTCAGTCTCGGATATGCACCGAACAATCCATGACTCGGTAATCGTTTCGTTATCATCAACGGTCACAACAGACATTGTCCCGTCACCAGTATTCTGAGAAGATGCAACGGGGATATCGGCACTAGCTCCATACCGTAGATTTCTAATCAGATTTTCAGCCTGCTCGAAATACTGTTTTGCCCTCTTTTCTTTATCATCATCTGTAACGATAGGATTATCTCTAAACATCAGTGCCCGTGCATATTCAAGGGCAATCTGTTTACAATCTGATATGATGTGAGTAGCGGGGATGGCAGTATTTCCCTTGAGCTGATTATCAACCCAATTTTCTGACTCGGTTATAATTAAATCAAGGGCAGTATCTTTCTCAGACTGCTTTAGGTCTGGATCAAGATACTTTTCAAATTTCCTGCCATTGGGAAATACTAAAACGCTAGTGCTTGTTATGTAATTTCCTGCCATGTTCTACTCCTCGATTATGCTGATATTTCAGCTTTTTTCTTCGGTCTGCCCCTTTTGTTTGATTCCGGGGAAGCCTGAGAATCCTTAAAAACATCGCCCTCACCTAGTGGCATCGTTTCAGTTTGAGTATCACTTTGTTTGGGACTGTCTTTAATGGGATTGGGGGTTTTTGCCGACTCATCATGTTTCCCTTCGAGATAATCTATGCGATCTTCTGCGGGCATAACCTGCTTAATCATGAACTTCCAATTTGGGCTATCGTCCCCGGCTCTCCTTCGGATTTCTGCAGCATCCTGCTCAGTTACACGCATCCACTTATCTTTCGGCAAAGTAATCGTTTTCAGGGGATCAGGTTGCCCTCGCCAATGAAAGGTCAATCTTTTAGGGTTTTTTTGCCCTACCCACATAACATAATATTGATTTACCATTACTTGTTCATTTGACATTTTAAAATCCTCCATATACGGTTGTTAATAAATAATGGGGGGCACCATAGACACCCCCCATCAGGTTAATGGGTTATATATAGTTAAGCATTGGGATTGTTTGCAGCGCTCCAAATCTGAACCAGGTTTTCGGAAGTTAGGATTTTATCCTCATAACTTGCGCCAGCTCCAATGCCCTTTTCATTACCATAATCATCAATTTGCTCAGCATATTTCACACCCTCTACGATCTCACCATCAATTGTGTAAGATTCGATAGCATGAGCTAATGCCTCACAACCTACCATTACACCCTTTGCAACAGTGCAAGAGGGAGAGCTGGTAGAGGTCACGGTCGGGGCTTGATTGGTTTTGAAAATAGCAGCACCATTCCAATAACCAAAAGCCTTGATTCCACCGTAGGGTTTGCCACCAGAGAACAGCCAGTTCTCGATACCCCTTACATCAGCGTCCTTTTGATAGGTTCTCCATGCATCGGTGATACCAAGATAGTAGGCTTGCCTGGTGTGAATAAAAAGACAATATTGTCCCTCTGCTCCACCAACGGGAACAGTTTTATTCTCTTCCAGCTTTTCCCTCATCTTATCGATATCGTCTATATCGAAAGTATCGGTCGAATCAATGTCGGATAGGGCAGTTGCATCTCCGCCCCAAACTACAGTCGGGGCATTTCCGCTAAAACCAGTACCCGTACCAACCATTGCAGCCCAGATATCGTCGTCAAATTGCTCTGCCCAACGTCTCTGGAGCAGCATGGCTGCACGCTCTCTCGTACTAAAAGATACTCTTTTGTCCGAGAGCTCTTCCCATGCAACACCATGCCGTTTTAAGCTAGGGCTGGTAGTCAATACCTGGGTATTAATCTTTTCCTCATTACCCTTTAATCTCCCGGTTTGTGCATCCCCGGTAAGATTCAGGGTTCTGATTATATTGATCGTACCTCCGGCCTCGGCCACGAGATCGGTCTTTTTGATTATAGGCATAAGAGCACCCTCTTCACCCATAAATTTAGACCAGAGCATAGAATTCATTGCCTCCTGATATATCCTTCTGGAATATACAGTTGGAATGGTTCCACTCATCCAATCCGACGGTTGAATAACATTCATTACAGCATCATTCGCCATATTCTTTCACCTCCTCTCAAATGAAAATAGAATATGGGCATAAAAAAACCCTAGAATATATCCAGGGTAGTTAATCCCTACTGTTATTAAGTATAGCGAGAAATTCCTTATTGACCTGTCGGCTGTTTTCGCTGTTTATTTTTTTGCTTCTATTTGCTTAAGGATTGCCTGTATTTCATCCTTGTTCTTTTCATAATTCCTTGATAATTCGACTATCTTCTTTTGAAGATCAGTCGGCTCTATTTTCTGTGGTTTTGCCGGCTTTGGTTCGGCCGGCGGTGTAAAGGCACTTTGTTTGTCTTTGCCAAAATCAACAACGATTGCTTTTGCAATATCAGATGAATCTTCATTCTCTTTCTTTTTGCTGAGCCTGTCCTCAAGCTCGGCTTGCAATCCCTTGCGTTCTGCCGAATTGGTTTTAATGCCCGCCCGGCTAAGTTCCTCCATGAGCAGCAAGCGTGCCTCAAGATTTACTTTAATCTTACTACTACTCGCTTTTGTATTTTCCAATTGATTTGCCAAATCGGCCTTTTCCTTCTCAAGAGCAGACAACCTCTCACTAGCTAACTGCAATTCGGTCTTATCCTTGTCCTCTTTTTCTTTCTTTTCTTTCTCGTATAAAGCTAACTTTTCGTTTGTGTTTTCAAGGATATCCTTAAGGCTTTTAAGCTCGTTGTCTCGCTCCGCAATCTGAGTAAACAATTTATTGCTATAGCTTTTTACCTTTTCGTCCTTAAGGGGATCGTATTCTGGATGTCCGGGGTCAGCTGGTGAAAGATTCGGCCTCATTGATGGTGCCGGTGCTGGGACTTGGGTTGAATTTGGAGCCTGCACTATTCCTGGTTCTACGTCTTGTGTTACTGTTTGTTTGTTATCATCAGTCATTGTTATTTCCTCCTATTAATTTTTAATCCAATTTTTTAATACATGTATGCAATATTGCACCTTACCGCACAAAATCGCTGTCCACTTATATTTGTGTTCGTGATGAACATAATCACTGCATGACCAACAAAATCGTAATCTTCTTTTTTTCACTACACCTCCCATTCTTTTTTAAATTGCTCAAGTAAATCGAGACTCCATCGAATGATATTTAATTTTCGCTTATCTTTAGTTTCGATACTATTTAATCCTTCAATGAATATATCTACCGTTTCTTTTGTAATATAAAACAATCGTCCTTCGTTATCGGCATCCGTAACATCAATTGCACCATTTAGAATTCCATCTATTGTTATTTTTCTTTCTACCATTTAATCTACCTTGCGGTTATCAATTAGGTATTTTCGTACTTTACGTAAAGAGTTTTATCTAATTGAAATTTATTTGAAGCACTACTTGTAGCCTTAAACTTAACCGTATATTTAGCATCTGCAGTTCCAGCCTTGATCTTTGCCTTTAATTTTGAACTTGTTTTGCTACCATCCGCAACACTTATTGAACCATCTACATACATGGCTGTAGTTACGTCTTTACCATCTTCATCATAAATCTTTATTTCACAATTTGCGACTACCAATGTTTCTCCAGTATCCAAAACATTGGCAAAATCACACTCAATGGGAAATTGTTCGTATGTATATTTTTCAAAATCTGTATCCATTACTTTACCTCAAAGCTCTTGTTGATGTGTTTTTTGAAGCTATATCTTGATTCACCATATGCACTCGGTGATACGCTGGGGCTAACCGAAGCCGAGGGACTAACCGACGGTGAAATCGATGGACTTAAACTAGAAGATGGACTAACGCTAGGTGATTCTGATGCGCTCGGCGACATGCTCGGGCTCTCAGAGGTACTCGGTGAAATTGATGCACTGGGACTTATCGAGGGACTTTCGGAACTCGACGGGCTTATGCTCGCAGAGGGAGAAAGGCTCGGACTCTCTGAGGCGCTAGGACTCACGCTGGGTGATTCTGAGGCCGAAGGACTCTCACTCGGACTTTCTGAGGCTGAAGGTGAGACCGACAGCGACTCCGAACTCGACGGAGAAACGCTCGCACTCGGGGAGACCGATGGGCTAATAGATGCCGAAGGACTCACCGAGGGAGAGGCTGATGCTGACGGCGATAAACTCGCACTCGGACTTACTGAAGGACTTTCCGAAGATGAGGGACTATAGGCATAATTAATTAATACATGATCTACCCATCCAGAACATAGCCTATCAGGAGTTGATCCCCATTCTTGTGATGTAGTTACCTGTAAATATCGCCAGTTAATGGCTTCACATTCAAGCGATATGGTTTGAAATAGATTGTTTCTGTCTGAATCCGTGTAAATATCTACATAAGCTGTACTTTCATCTCGCCTAAACGTGAAATAATAAGTTGTGCTTAATGTAAGAGCACCAGAGGTTATGCCCGATCCACTGTCTCGATCAATCAAATAAACTTTGCGATCATCATTAACATCAACAAAAATCCCATGATCACATGGCATTATCGATTCCGGTAAATTTGTAACTCCAATTAACCCGACAACGGAACCATTTGATACGGAAGTGATCTGAGCTTCAAAATCAATACTAAAATTTTGAAAATAGTCTATGCCAAAATCCCTTGATAAATGAGCCTCATCTAAATTATCCAGATTAATGAAGGTTGATTTAGTGCATTCAACAGTTATATCATTTCCTTCATCTACCTTGTCGTAGATTGTCAGGTTTTCATATTCCCCTGGCTCACATGATGGGCTTACGGAAGCACTTGGACTAACGGATGCCGACGGAGAGACTGATGGGCTTTCACTAGCCGATGGAGATAGGGAAGCACTGGGGCTCAACGATGGACTTTCCGAACTTGACGGTGATATTGAAGGCGACTCACTTGCGCTCGGTGAGACTGAGGGACTCATACTGACCGAGGGTGAGACTGAGGGACTCTCGGAGGCGCTTGGCGATACCGAGGGTGATATTGAGGTTGAAGGGCTCACGCTGGCCGAGGGACTGACAGATGGAGATTCTGATGTACTCGGACTGATACTAGCACTCGGCGATACGCTTGGACTTTCAGACGGTGATTCAGAAGAAGAACCCTCAGACGGGCTTGGCGATTCTGATGCTGAGGGAGAGACACTGGGGCTCTCTGAGCTGCTCGGAGAAATAGAGGCCGATGGACTCACCGAGAGTGACTCACTACTACTGGGTGACTCACTTGCGCTTGGCGATACCGACGGGCTCTCACTGGTTGATGGACTAACTGACGCCGAGGGAGAGACTGACGGACTGATCGAACTTGAGGGACTGACACTCGCTGATGGACTGACCGAGGGTGATTCCGATGATGAAGGGCTCAAACTAGGACTTTCGGAACTCGACGAACTCACGGAGGGCGACTCTGAGGATGATGGAGAAACCGAAGCTGACGGCGAAATACTCGGTGAAATTGATGCACTGGGACTGACGCTGGGGCTCTCGCTTGAAGATGGACTGACACTCGGACTCTCTGAACTCGATGGAGACACCGACGGGCTCTCGGAGCTTGACGGACTAATTGAAGATGATGGTGATAAAGAGGCACTCGGTGATACCGAGGGCGATATACTGGAACTTGGTGATAATGATGCCGACCCTACCGATGGGCTTACACTGGCACTTGGTGACAATGACGGCGATTCGGAACTACTTGGGGATATTGACGGACTAACCGAAGCGCTGGGGCTAAGAGAAGAAGATTCTGATGAACTCTCACTCGGTGATACACTTGCTGACGGTGATATTGATGGCGACTCGCTAGTGCTAGGACTGATTGAGGGTGACTCGGAACTTGAGGGACTGGTCGATGGTGACTCGCTACTTGATGGGCTCACGCTGGCCGAGGGACTAACTGACGGTGACTCTGAACTACTCGGTGACTCACTAGGTGATTCAGATGTACTAGGTGATACCGATGGAGACTCACTTGTGCTAGGGCTTAAACTCGGCGACTCCGAGGTGCTAGGACTAATACTAGCACTAGGAGAAGCTGAGGGGCTCTCCGAACTCGACGGCGATACTGAGGGACTTTCCGAGGTAGATGGCGAAATGGAGGCAGATGGTGAAATACTGGGTGATTCGCTACTACTCGGTGAAATACTCGGACTGATAGAAGCCGACGGACTTATTGAGGGACTCTCACTTGTCGAGGGCGAAACGCTAGGAGATTCACTCGCCGAAGGGCTAACAGATGCACTGGGCGATACCGATGGGCTAGCTGAACTGCTCGGACTGATACTAGGTGATTCTGATGGTGAGGTCGAAGTAGACGGACTCACTGATGGTGATTCTGAACTTGAAGGTGATACCGAAGCACTTGGACTAACAGAGGGAGATTCCGATGAAGACGGCGACAAACTCGGACTCTCGGAGGGGCTCTCACTGGGAGATATGCTCGTGCTGGGCGATACCGATGGACTTTCACTACTACTAGGAGATACGCTGGGCGATTCACTGGTCGAGGGTGAAATACTACTAGATTCTATTTCCTCAGAATTTATCTCATCAAAATAAAAAGTGCAACCTCTACCAGCACCAGTAGCACAATGCAAATATATGCAATTAAATCCCTGTAAATCTTCTGCATAATAATCTACCCAATCGCTCCATTCTCCCGAATTTACCTGTACTCTTGCCTGTCCTTTAGTACCGCGTGAAATATCCCATTCTATACCAATTGCATACCAAGTATTATCTTGAATATTAGAAATAGTTTCAATTAAGTTGCTATGGCTTGTTCCATATCCAGTTTCTTCAACCCTTATTTTTAAGTCATTACCATCGGGTCTAAGTGAAATAAGGCTTCCGATATCATTATATAGGGGTGCTATAGTACTATATTCAGTTGTTTCCCAATTAGAAAAATCAGAAAAACGTATGGCAAAATATAATGTACCAGCAGTAAAATACTCGGCAAAATCCCTATAAGCTATAATCTCATCATCTGCTTCGCCAATAGGAAAAGATAGTGCCTTTGCACCATGAAATACCACACTGGTTTGAACAATTGCACCATTATCGAAGGGGTCTTCCGTCCAACCATCCTGACCATCTATGGCGCCATCATTTAATTCATCAAATGATTGATTGTAATCAAATAAATTTTCAGATGGACTGACAGATGCAGAGGGTGATACACTAGGACTAATGGAGGTGGAAGGGCTAACTGAAGGTGATTCCGATGGTGATTCAGAAGTACTCGGAGATATACTTGGCGACTCAGAAGCACTTGGACTCACAGAAGCGGACGGCGAAACAGATGGGCTTTCTGAGGCTGACGGGCTTACGCTCGGCGATTCAGAGGCCGAAGGAGAAATACTCGGTGAAACGCTTGGTGATTCTGACGGAGATTCACTGGCCGACGGTGATATGCTTGGGCTTTCGCTGGCCGATGGGCTAATAGATGCCGAAGGACTCATGCTCGGCGATTCACTCGCGCTAGGAGAAACGCTCGCACTGGGGGATACACTAGGCGATTCACTGGCTGACGGTGATACTGAAGCAGATGGACTTACTGATGGTGAAACAGATGGACTATCAGATGGCCCCTGTCCTAATTTTATATCGTCAATTGTCCACTGCACCAATTACTGTTTCACCTACTTCGCCGGGGCCACAACTAGCCGAATGCCCTGTATTTTATATATTTCTCGTTTTGTTTCAAAATACTCTTTAATAATAAATGAATAAACTAATCCTCCAATTATAGGAATCATTATTAAAAGGATTTTTATTATTCTTAATTTCTTTTTAAGATATTCAAGCTTATTCATATTTTTACCTATGGTAGAGACGCACAGTTGTCATCGTCGTTGTCAACAGCTATTTGGACATATTGCCAATCCTTATTCTCACTTTTGCTATATACTTCCCAACTAGGATCGGTATCAGTTTGTTCAAATTTAGTTGATTGACCACGCCAGCATAAAGTGCCGGTTCCAGATTCGCTGCCCTTGGAAATAGACAAATGCTTTGTAGCTGTACTTCCGGTATTTATCACTGGCCCCAATAAATATTCATCATCATCTAATTCAAGTATTCCTGTTTGGCTATCACCAGATATAGCACCAGTTCCCTCGGTCCATCCCCTTTCGGTTAATCCATCATCATGATATCCCGCCTCCTCTGATGCAGCTCCCCATTTCCATCCAATTGAATATTCATAATGACCTATATCAGATTGCCCTCCACCAGCCTGATCACCATCAACGGGAACAGAGTTTCCATGATAGTCTGTGGCTTCTGTACTTCCCGTTAAGTCAACTCCAGTATCAATGCAAGGTGAATCAAATGCTAGTCTATAATCACCATTGGCGGGATCAACCAATGAGGGATCAGTAGCTATTGAATTCACATCCTGCCCAGTATCGGTTTGATAATCTTCAAATTCTAATGAGGTATATTCAGTTGTTCCCCACCTAACCAAATCTTGCTCTCCTGCCCCCATGTAATAATTATTATAATCTAGTACCAGTGTTTCTGTGTCTAAACTAGCAGCAGCTACCCTGAAAGCCCAATTTGTATCTAATAGAGATATGCAATTTTTAATAGTAACATCCCCGCCCTCTAAATCTGCAATATGTATACCAGCAGCAGTAGCTACAGATACACTATTTCCATATGAAAGACAGTGATATAAATAATTCATTGCTACTTTACCGGAATTATGTATCTTGAAACCGGCGCCACGATTAAACGTACTTATACTATAATAAACCTTTGCCCCATCAGTTTCATCATCTATATTAATGCCATAGCCATCTATTCCGACATGATAAACTGTAAGATTGCCAATTGCTAAACAATACCTAACTATTGTATTATCACTATTTCTTAAATCCATCCCCCCCCCAGACCAGTCAGAATCAGGCTCATAATCAATTACAGTAGTAGGTTCCCAATAATTACTTACATCTTTTACAATTTTATCTGTACCATTAAAAGTGCCAGATTCTTCCCATAGTGATAACCAAATACTATGTCCATCTTTTATAAAATAAGATGAATTGCAGTGATGAACTATTCCTGCAGCATTAGTATTTTCTTGTGTAACAGTATCGAGATCACCTAAATTCCCAGTTAATGTACCAGAGAATATCTTTACTCCCTGTGTTCCCCAACCATCTCCATTATAATTAGCCGTACAATTATCTATAATACTGTTTGTACCAGGCCCGATACCAATATATCCATTATAATTAGCAATTGTGTTAGTTACATTTAAGATATCATCATATCCACTATCTGCGTAACAACTCGTTAGAATGCCAAATCCTTGTTTATTTCCATGTATAAGACCATTATAATTAAATGTTGATCCAGCAATATTACAAGTTCCATCATTTGTATATCCTAGATAAAAGCCATGTCCATGATTCCAATTACCAGTACAGTTTGTAAGATTAAGATTATCGATAGCATAAAAAGTAAATCCACTGTAAATACTTGTATCTACACCTTCTCCACCATTGCGATTTGATTCTACATTTGTAAAAGTTAAATCATTTGCACTCGCAGCATAAATACCATGAGAACTACAACTTTCTGCTATTATATTTTCAGTTATTACATGAGATGAGGTTTTATAATTGATACCATAACTACCGGATGTACCATGTATTATAGGATTTGTGGTGCTTGTATCATCAATATATTTTGTTACTGTAACCCCATTTCCATTTACAGTAGAACCAACGGCAGTAATCCATAAAGTATCATTCCATTCATCATCCATTGCTAGATTAAGCGTATCACCTGGATTGAATATCATACTATCGACATTAGTAAAATCTTCCCATTCAGTAGAGGTGCTTGTTCCATTATTACTGTTATCTCCATTGTCTGCACTAACATAGTAATCAACTGGCGCAATATATTCATAAGCACCGATGTCTGGAGATGTATCCCTTGGTCTATTAAAGGCATCGTGATTTAATGTCCATGCTTCATCTAATTCGTCAGGAGTTAATGCTCTATTGTAAATTCTAATGCCATCCATTTCACAATCATATGGATAATAAGTTCCATTATATTTAAGGGCATTAATTACAAAGTCAGGTGTATACGTTGTGCTGGTATCCATAGCATTGCCATGAGTAGCTGTTGTATCACTACTTAACCATGCTTTAGCCGTATCATCCCACACCCTAATTCTAACGCCCTTTGCTGCTCCTATTGCCCCTGATTCATCGTAGGTAACATCTATTCTATACCAGGGGGCAGAACTTCCTTCTGTTAGGGCAGTACTATAAGTTGTTGTTTCCCATGATGCACCATTGTCGTAACCTTTTAAAAATGATATTTTATCACTTGCATCAATACGCACAGCCCATATTTTACCGTTCTCAGTACCGGCAGCAGCAATCGAAATAAGGTCTCGATTATTACTACCACTTCCAGTGGGTCTTATCCAGAGCGATACTGTTAGGTCTGTATTGGCTGAATCTTGTTTGCCAGGAAAATCATCGCTTAAATCCCCATCAGGCCTTACATGATAATCATCACTATCATAATCTATTGCTCCGTTACCTTCCCTGTAATCAGACATAATTGATGCCGGATCACTTACTGCCGTTATAGTGTTACTATTATCACTACTATCTTCTGTTAGATATCCTCTTTCAAATCTATAATGAGCGACTAGATCATCGTACGCAGTTACAGTCCCACCATCAATTGCTATCACCTCATCAGATGCAAGGAAATACTCATCATCAGATGTAGAGGTAAAAGATACTGTTTTAGATGGTTGATTACCGTTGCCAGTACTAAAATCACCATCTTCACAGGTAGTGTCACTACACAGATTATTATATCCAGTAGCACTTCCAGGTAATAAAAAATCCGTTCCATTATTGTAAACCAGATTATTCATGGCTAAAATGTCTTTGCTGGAAAGGCTGATTCCATATTGAGCACATCCATAAATAGTATTATTCCCAATAAAACTATCAGTTGCTTGAAACAGGGTAGTAATGGCGGTATAGAAATTATAGAAAAAATTGTTGTATATGCGGATAGTAGTGTTTATATTAGAGGAATAGATCGCATCCTCATCTTGTTGCCCCTTAAATACACAATTTCTAATCGTTACTACAGATGCAGCATCATTGGCTAAATAAAAAACATTGGCTGGACTAGAAGAAGATTCATCTACATCAAATGTAAGTCCCTCAACGATAAATTGTCCGGTATCTTTTGCATCAAGAAATAAAAAATGATGAGCAGAGTCTGGGAGTTGTAAATCAAATTGCGGCCCTGTTTTTCCATCAGACGAATGGGGCCCATATCCATCAATGGCCTTTATAATTACAGTATGTCCGTTTAGATCAATCGTACAGGTGGGTGCATATGTATCTTCTACATATTTTGCGGGGGATACGGTAACGGTAAGATCGTCTGATAAAGCATTATAGGTCGTCGTAAGATCGGTTATCATTTCTTCCCAAGAGGCATAATCTCCCCCAGATGATTTTAATGTCTTACTGATAAGACACCAGCCATTACTACAGCTAATCAACAAAAAAAAGAAAATCATAATTACTATATTGGTATATCGAGTCATCTTTATTCCTAATAAAAACCCCCTTATAGTCGTAAGGGGGTTAGCTTAATAATTTTGGCAAATTAGGCCAGCCTTCTATATTATTAATACTTCCTTCATTCCAAAACTTTGGTTTTCGTATAAACTTCTTTTGCGTCCATCTTTTGTTAGTTAAATTTCCTTCGTGTGCTAAATCAACATTAGGATATTGGGGTTTAAATATTTTAAAGTCATACCAATTCTCCCACTTGATACGCTTATGAGTCATCGGTTCAAATCCCATATAATAACCGAATCCCTGTTTTTCAATTAGTGCTACACGCTCTTCGAAATGAGTAATGAGTGGTTCTCTGTAGGCGACTAATCCAGATAGCGGGCTGACATCATAGTTAATAGCAAAGCCGTCTTTTAGCCGAACCATCCAATAATATCCGTTATAATAAAATGTGTTTTCTTCCTCTGGTGTAAACTCAAAATGAGACGGATGATATAAGACATCGTGCTCGCATAAAAATATAATGTCCTCTTTGGCTTCTTTAAGACCGGTCAATATCTGTTTGAACATGGTCTTATAGCTAGGCTCAGACTTAACAACAATATTATGTCCGAAGCCTGTTGACTTTAAGGTTACCGATGTGATGGGAAGATTAGATTTCTTGATGTAGTTCCGGCATAATTTGGCCAACTTCATGTTAAGCCGATTATCCGTATAGTAGACAATTCCTTTGGTGGGGGATGTCGGCTTTTTGTCGGGTTCTTTTTGCCACACATCTTCCCAATCTGGTGGCTTAAATTTATTAATCAGCCAGCTAAAGGGATGAACGGCTTTATCCCATTTATCATTTAAAAATAAATCCCTGGAACATTGTCTTGCACGTTCAACTGCTTTGCCTGATTGTGGATATGGAAATCCGAAGTCCCCACCCTGCGTCCTAAACATATGAGCATACCAAGTACGCTTATCAACTATTACTCTACCACCCGATAACCATGATTTTACCGCAACTTCCGTTCCTTGATTGCCCCATGATCCCCAAGTCTCATCACAGATATTTAAATCAAAATAACGATCACGTCGCATCATAAAGCATGACCCCTGTAATGACATTGTCTCTACAAGATCACCCTTTTGATGCTTTTTGTATTCTCCCCAGTATTGAAAATGCAGGGTACGGTCAAAACGATAGGAGGTACTTTTGGGACTTGGTTTTGCTCGCCACAATATTTCCCGCTTCATGGGCTCGCCACATTCTCCACATTTCCCCGGAGTCGGCCCTTGATATTTACGGTGTCCATTTTTACATACCCAATCAAAGGCATGGAGGTTTCGCATGAGAGGGACTATAGTCCAATCATCTTGAATATCTTCTAAAAGAACTCGATCAAATCCTTTAGCAAAAGAACAGTGGGCATCTAGTTTCATGAGATATTTTGCATCTGATATCCGAGCGCCCCTGTTTGTCGCGGCTCTCTGACCGATACTTTCAGGGAAGAATATTATCTTTACTTTTGGATGTTGTTTAATCGGATCAATCGGCCATTGACCATCTAAACACACAATAATCTCAGTATCTGCTTCACTGTTTTTTAAGATGTCTTCAATGGTGTTATTGAGAAACATCTCATTTCTCGATGGGATGATGACACTAAGCTGTGGCATTCTTATAAAATTTCTCCTGCTTAGTTTGACTTAAATTGTGAAAGAGTCCTTTGGGGTTTAAATCACCATTCTTATGAAATCTACCTATGGGAAACATATAGATATCAGAACCAACTACTGGCTTAATTCCTCGATAAGTACGATTCCACTTAGAGTTAAAGTAACAATCATCTCCCTTGCGACGGGCTGGGTGATAACCAATTGTACAAGTGCTTCTTGCATAACCACCGAGCTTTTCAAAAACTTCTTTTTTGATTACAAAAGTATTGCCGTGAACGCTCGCATCTAAATTATCTTTTTCATAACCCCAGTCTTTTAGGGTTTCTTTGTCTTGCCTAATATTCCCATCTTCATCTAAAACCCTAATCTGCCTTCTGAAAATCATCTTGTTGCCGGTAAAATTGAGGGCATCTTCTATAGCTTCTCTCGATATGATGTGGTCAATATCTGTCATAAAAAGATATTCACCGCTTGCCTTAGATGCCCCGAGGTTCCTGCCCAATCCCTGTGTCCATGCCAGCTTATTATTTGTGCAACAAAAAGCCCCCTCAATTGGGGGGCTGCTTCCATCATCAACGATGATTAATTCAAATGGTAATTTTATCTTTTTAAAATGTAATAGCTGCCTTCGGACAATTTCATGGCTTTGATATACGGAGATTATGATTGATAATTTCATTGAAACATTTTTTCTCTCAATGCTTTTGCCGATCCCCAATAGGGCAAACTATATTTCGGTAAGTGACCTCTTTTCACGGCAGTTGTAGATTTGACCCCAGTTCTTGTTTTAAATGTTATTACTGGATTGTCTGCGGCCATATGTTCATAGTGTTTAAAGTGTATGCTGGAAATTCTATCGATTTTATCAATTCTCCATTTAGGGAGTTTATCCATAACCCTATCAATTCGCTTCAGCCATAATTCTCTATCTACTACTTGAGCACAATGACTAACGCCCTTAAACCAAAATTTCGGCTGTCCCTTAAATTGAGTATAGTGAACCCAGACATTGTTGTATCTATAAACCCACCCCCTTCCAGATATTTTGAATTGAAAATATTCCGGTGGATAAAGAGTGTCTGAATTTGCCGCAATTACATAGGGAGTATCTATAGCCCTTAGTCCGATTTGCACCTGGCGGGCAGCATTGTGATAACAATTATCATGCATCCCCACACAAATATTTTTACCAAAACACAGGGGTTTTTGTGAGACACTTACAATTGGTAAACCACCAGAAACACTAAGGATGTTTTCTCGAATCCTACTCGCAAAATTTTCATCTTCTCTATTTGCCGTGTAGTACAGTATGGTAAGGCTATGGCTTGACATACATCCATGTTTTATTTTTGTTATTGGTCAGCACAAACCACGGATGGATTTTGTACGACTTCACCCACCCTTCAACTGCCTGGATAACGTGCATCTGCTTCCATCTTCTTCTATTTGTATAATCATCAAAGTCATGACCGTAGACAATCCCGCCACTTCTAACCTTTTTTGACCAATTAGCAATATCTTCAACTACATATTCATATGCGTGATTGCCGTCTATAAAAACAAAGTCTAAGCTCTCATCTAAAACTCGTTTGACAACTTCATTGCTCCATCCCTGGATTAGTTCGCAGTCATACCCCTTAACCCTTTCTTTTGCTATTTGATGGGAATCAATTAGATCATTCGCGCCGAAATCCTTATATCCCTTATATGATTTCCACATATCAATGCCGTAAAGTTTCAACCCAGGACAATACCTTAAAAGATACCTTGCATATTCACCCTGATAAGTTCCCACCTCAGCCCCAACCTTAAAGCCAAGCTCTTTAAATAGCCTTGGAACATCCTTAAATCGTCCAATGGGAAGATGAAAGGGCGATGGTTGTGAAAGATCTATTTTATATTTGTCAACAATATATTTTAAAGTTTCCACAGCTTTTCTTTCCAGTTTTCCGGCCATTGTGGGAGGGGGGAAAATCTCTCAATTAAATTAATAAAAAATTCCTTTTCTTCTATCAGCCATTTCTGAAATGAATAAGCATAACTGCGACGGCACTCTTCCCGACTCATCCAATACATGCGCCCGTACTTTTTACCCTTATGCAAATGTGCGTACCAAGTGGTTTTGTTTGTCTTGACTTCACCGCCGTTTTTCCAAGTAGTTAAACTTATTTCCTCGGCCTCCTGCCCCCATCCAGTATAACCCTCGACCTGCATAAACCCCATTTTGTGATACCAGTCTTTGGTCATAAACCAGCACGAACCCTGAAATTCAACGGTATCATCAATGGGAATATCCCATCTATCTAAAGTTCTTTTGTCCCATTTGAATCCGTGTATGGAGCGATCTTTAATTAGGGGAGCAAACATAATATATTCATAATCAATCGGGGGACGATCATCACATTGATCCTGAAGACACCAGTTTTCAGCATCCAATCTATTCCGGCGAGGGATTTGTACCCAATTGGGATGGTGAGCCTCAGCTAGTTTTTCATCAAATCCTTTATCCATCATGCAATGAGCATCAAGACTCATCACATAATCACCCTTACAAATAGAAACTGCCTTATTAATGCCGTGTCTCTTTTGGGTATTGCGGGATTTTGGAAGGCTTAAATACTTTACTCTTTCGTCTTCAATGAGTTCTGGTGGTTCATATCCATCAAGCACTGGTATCACTTCTATTTTCCCAGTGGCTTTTTCCAAAACATCTCTTATTGTATTATCTAAAAATCTTTCTGTGCGTGACGGAATTATGACCGACAACATACCTTGTCCCCATAAATTAAGAGCGGCACCCATTAAGATGCCGCTCTTTTAATTTCTTTTCTTCCACTCAAATTTTACTGTTCCACGATTGCCAGTCCACCAGGACTTGCAGGAGCAACCGTGTCCTTGTCGAAAAAAACTTCACCCGAAAAATTCCCCTCATTCTCACTGGTATCATATGCAGTAAGCACCAGGTAAGAACCATTTGGAATGGTATCTAAGTTATATTCAGTGACGTTGCCACAGTCTATGCTGTTAGCATCGGTATAACTTCCACTTGTAGAACTATAGTAAAGTTTATACCCTGCTAAATCTGATTCTGTATTCGCATTCCATATGGCCTTCCACTGCTTTATTCCAGGAAGTGCAACACATAGGGACACCATCAAAAATATCCCTACCACTGCCAAAATTAACGATTTAATTTTCTTCATTGTTTTTCTCCTTCTATCTAAAGATTGATGTTAATAAAATTAGTGCTACATAAAATACGGCTCCCACCATTAAGGCATCGACATCATCTTTCCATGTTTCTAGGATGCCCTTTTCTTTCGGTGATTCTCTTTGCTCTTTTTTCAGTCTACTTTTCCTGCCCATAGCCTTCCATGAAAAACATCTAATTAACAGTTTTGTTAAGTAGGTGTTCCTGAAAAAAACTCATTATTTTCGGGAAAATCATTTAAGAAAATTATTTGGCACATCTGAATCTTGAATGAATTTCCTGTCTTTTTTACTATATAGAATTCTCTTATTCCCATTCATGGATTGTTGTTCATCTTCATCAAGCCACTCTTTTCTAATTGCATACCATTTATGTCTACACGAAAAATGCAACCCCTCGTTAAATGTACGGGGATTAATTTTCAACCATTCCTTCCTAGATAAAATCCTACCAACATGGCGCAAACACAACTTGCTTGCCCGTGAGTCAACTGGCCCTGCCATCCTAAAAAACTTCTCATCTCTATCTTTAATGGCATTGGTCTCACGGCTGATTCTTATTAATTCGTTTCGTGCCTGCCAACCCGCCCTTGTCTTGCGAGTCATTCTCGACGTCGGCAGGAGCCCGTCACTATCCATTAACTTATTAATAAGATCGGCCTTGGTACCAACACCGGCCATAATATGTTCGGTAATAGTTTTGCTTGCAAATTGCTTGTAACTATCACCAGCCTGGATTAAGGAACCCTTCCAGCTTTCCAAAGACGTTCTGATCTGCATCTTGTCAATGTCGGTGAATGTATCCAGTGATATGCCGGTTATAGATTTGAACTCATTCATTAATTCAATGGATTGATTAACTATTTCGGGATAATACTCAGTCGCCCAGTCTACTCCAGCATTGACTATGTGCTCATTATGGAGTCGCATCACATTTGACAGGGTTGCCTCTGTTCTGGCAATATCTAGCTGAATATCAAGCTCCCCGGAAGACATTGACAAATTCTTGGTAAGCCTTCTCAGTTCAGATGCTATTCTGCGTTCTGCATTGCTGCATATTTTGAGGAAGTCCCTCTCTGCGGGTGCAACAATCTTTTCCAGCGCTTCATCATGGGCACCGGCCATTTGTTCCATTATCTTAAGAATTGAGGGCATTATCTAAGTTCCTAATCACAACTCAATGCTAATGCATCTGCTATAATAGCTAATAATAATTTCAATTCTATTTCACTATGATCATATGTTGTATCTGTTGTTTCAGAAACAAAACACAGCCGATATTTGTCTTCTTTTATTGTGCGTGATGTTTTACCCAATTCCCCACAACAAATAAATGTATTCTCTCCACATATGGCATTTGATATGGGATTACAATCTTCTAGTTTTCTAAGGCATGTAGTGCTACAAATCATTAGAATTTTTAAGGATTGACAGCATATTTTCTATCAATTGGGTCTAAGGGTTTTTTTATCTTCCAATGTTTTTTCTATGATAAGAATTAATTACTTTCTTAATAGTTGCTTTTCCCATCCAGCTATGATTTGAGGTAGCACGTTCTTCAAAAATTCTTCTATCCCTATTCCATGACAATCATATGCCTTTCTTGTCTTGCAATAATCTTTTATGTATATACCCACACATTTGGGGGATTTACCCGTAGAATAAATAATATTGAAATCAGTATCAAACAGAATGGGGATAGCCATTAGCCCATATTTTCGAAAAAGCTGTGGTTTGATAATAAAAACCTCTAGGTAGCTATAGTGATCACTTGGCTCCCACCGAAGATTTTCTGAATCATTCAATCCTTCCCGCAACTGTTTAAGTAGGGAGCATAAGAATATTTTTTGTTTGGGACTATATCCTTTGGTCATTGATCCCCCTTTTTTCGTGGGTGAATGGGCGCACTCAACCGAGACTGCCCAGCTTTAAAACAACGTACCCATTCTAGTGGCAGCTCTGCATTACCCACATTACCTCACATACATTGCTGTTATTATCGATGATATAAGCCCGGCAAGCGAACTCGATAATATCGCTATAAGTGCCGTAATGCCCTTTGTTAGTCTTGCTTGAATCGCTTCATCTACTTTCGTAGTGAGCGTATCGATCTTGCTAAATATAGTAGTCTGATCCACGCAAAGCACACCCACCTTTGTTTCAGTCTTAGTTATTCTCTCGGATAATTTTAAATGTTCATTGCATACATCCATCTTGCCACCATCTACTTTCGGCTCTTCTTTTTAATGTCACGGTTGTTTTTTATTTTCTCAATACTTTTGTCAAATGCCTCTTCCTCATTTTCTGATAAGGACGATCTAACACTTAATATTTCCCTGTTAATTTTTTCGTTCTCTTTCAGCTTTGCAACCGCCTCTTGTTCCGTTAAGTCCGGGTCTTTCCTCGTTAAAATATCAACTGCCGATACTACACCTAATTCTAATTCAAACTTATCGGTAGCTATTTGTTCCTCGGATGACTTGGGTACTGAACCTTCATCAAAATTAATAGTAAAGGAATAATCTTTTAATTTATCTGTTCGCCCATGATTTCGCTCATAAACTAAAAGAGACATTCTTGTGAGCTCCTCCTCACTTACCTTGAAACTCGATCTCTTTTTATTTAGAAGTCCAATCAGTGGATACCATTGAACGATTAATGATATACCGGAGGCGGTTGTCTCAGAAGGGGCAAGCGTTACCTTGGGCACATGAGATGTTGTATAAAGATTGTTGATTAAAAAATCTATAACCTCTTTTAATTCTGCTATTGCAGCATCGGGGTGAATAAATTTTACATCGCCACCTTCGGGCGCCAAGACAATTCTGCCGATACCGGCCTTTATTTGTCTTGTATTTACTATCTGCCCCTGCGAATTGAGGGGGTTGCCTTTATCATCAAGTTTATCAACAGTAAGAACCATCTGTCCAAAACTTTGATATTGGCAGACATACCGCAAATCAGACAAGACTGAATTTATATTGAAATTTTGCTCAACTACATCAAAAATAGGGGGATTCATAAAATAAGACTTGGTTCGCTGATCACTAAAGAAAAATACAAATGGTAGCGTATCGTAAACATGCTCACCGATGCGTTCAGAAATTAATTCATTATCTTCATATTCGCGCCAACCATCTTTATCCCAGCATTGTTCAAATGTAACGGTTTTTATCGTTTCATCATTTTTTCTAATCTCCTTATCCCATCTCAGGCATAGGGATTCCATCTCTCCGGTTTCTTCTGATATGTAGGGGAAAACATATTGTGCGGGATAGGGAATATATTCAATTGTGTCTTTTTCTTTATTATAAAATACCCTTACACAACAAAACGGGGACAGCTCGCACGTCAAATCAATTTCCTGAAAAACGTGGTGTTTTCCTTCCCACACCTTTTCTTCCATAATCTTTTGATAATCATCTGCACTATCGATTTTTCTTGATGCCTGTCCTTCATAAACACTCGCCCTTTTATCTGCAATCGGTTGAGTAAAATTAATCCAGAGCTTGGGTCTGCTATTGTATACATCATCGGGTTCCTCACCGATGGGAGGGAGATAAGATTCTTGTTCACCTAAATAAAAATCATTGCACATTATAATATTGTCCATATATTGCCTAGAACTATAAATGTCAGCAATAATCCTAGCTCGATCTATATTACTAAGATTCTTATCTTCAAAATCCAATTCCACTCACTCCTTACATATTGTTTCGTACAATCGTTCTGTTTTCACCAATACGAACTAGAAGCCCAACCACGAGAAGAAATGATTGGCTTTCTTATCGGCATTAATGCGTGTATTGCATAACCCGCTCCATCACTCGCATGGGTTAGTTCTTGTCGTCTTTTATCTATTTGTCCATTTTTATCAAGTACAACTATCTGAAAATCCTTAATGAGTTTTCCACATTTCGGATCAATTTTTATTCTTGTTGCTTTGTCCCGGTTCTTTAATGCGCCATTAACAGAATTTAGCCTATCTTTTATTGGCGGATTTCCCCCTGGTATATGTCCCATATAAGGAACGCGACGTTCAATCAAAACATCTCTCATTATTAGATAGTCTGATTCGCCAACAGTTGACCTATGCCCACCACTAGCATCCCCAAACACATTCACCTGCAGCTTTAGCCCGAGTGGCTTCATCTTTTCATAATACCAGTCACAGAACTTATTAATAGCCATCTCGGTTTTCGCATTATCGGGAATGACTATTTCATCAATAAATTCTATATAATTGTGTCCATATTGAAATATTTCCCACACCATTGGCCGAACATTAAAATCACAGGTAAGACCGAGATTTAGGTGGGAATCAAACTTTAATTCTGCTATGTTATGATTGCCAAACTCATGGTATGCACGGCCACTGGTCATATTGATAATTAAACCATCAATATACGCCCGTGCCATTATGTCGTCATACGACTCTTCTAAATCATGTACATAATCATCGGGAAGGAATATGTTTTCCCTGCTACTTGCCGTAAAAAGCTTGTACTTACCATCTCGTTTACCATCCTCACACTTGTCTACAAATTCATCTGTAATCCAATGTAGCGTTCCCTCTGGTGTGGTTGATAAAAAGCCCTTCAAATACTTTGCTTTTTTGTGCCGTAACCGGGCAATACCAATTTGCCAGGCACGCAGATCTGCCATTGCCGCTTCATCAATTCCGAAAAACGATAAGCTTGGCCCCCTCAAAGAATTGGGGTTATCTGTAGACCGGAAAAAGATTTCATTAGATAAATGCCTTCCATTATAAAGCCTTACTAGAGGATGGGGAGAACCGCGATATACATATTTAATTTGTCTTTCATCTAGGATTTCAAAAAATGTCCTTAGAAGTGGTTCCTGCAGCATAGCAAATGTAGGAGCTGCAAGCATCCCTGGCGCACCAGGGTTTTCCAATGCACACCTCAGTCCCTTTTCACAAAATCCCCATGTTTTCCCACTTCCAAACCCACCCAAAAATGCCGTATATTTCTCCGGCGCCTGATAATATTTTTTCTGTGTCGGTAGAAGTGGAACATCTTTTTTAATCCTTGAGGGCATTGCCTTTAGTGGCATCGATTATTCTAAAATCTATCGGTGCCCCCTCGGTATCGCCACCTATTTGTAGGCTCATTATGTGTTTCCATCTATCGGGGTCTCTATTACATAGCCAGTTCATACATGCTCTTTCGTTGGGAGAGACATACTTTCTGGTTATGGTCTGTCTAGTGGTTCCGTCCTTAAGTTGTGATGCCTTCACCTCTTCATAAAAAAACCCATTTGCTACCTTAAATAAAGATGCTTCAACCATTTCATTGGGTGTTTTTTTTGCTTTTTTTATAGTGGCGGTTAAATCATTATATTTTAGCCTGTCCGTAAATGTTTTTCTCGGTATATCCAATAACTTAGCTATTTCGGCATCCGTTTTTCCCTCACCGTATAGGGCTACTATTAATTTCTTTTCATTTTCTGTAAATTTCTTTCTTGGTCTAGCCATGATAATCGTTGTCCTTGTTGGTATTTATTATTTAATTTGCCAAATAAGTGATAATATAAAATTACATATTAACTTATATTGCCCGATACTTACGATAAAACTTTTCTATTGCCGCTACGTAGGCTAGAGTTTCTTTTGAATAATCACCTGTTACTTTTTTTAAGAACTGCTTTGAATATTTCCATGTCTGCCATCGGCCCGGGGGAGAGCCAAGTGCTTTCCATTTTTTGCATGAAGCAGGAAATCCATCTCTATCCCTAGCGATCTCAAGAGCCTTATTAATATTTCCACGCCCAGCATTATAGGCGGCTAGGGCAAATTTAAGCCTTTCCTGCTCATCCGGTATTTCAGGGTACCGGCCATATAAAAACCATAGATACCTAATCCCAGCATCTATGCACCATTCCACATCGAATCTTTCTTCATCCTTTACCATGCCCATATCTTTTGCCGTCCCAGACATCAACTGCATTAATCCCCTTGCACCGACCTGGCTTTCGGCATAACGATTGAATCTGCTTTCCCGCCTGATCACAGCCTTGATGAGCATCCAGTCAAATTCAGTGTGCTTTTCAGTATAGAATTGAATCAAACTATCATAGCGATCCTGCTTGAGCATGTTCAAAACCTCATTAAAAAACCCTACGGGCTTTATGACCATAGGGTTTAAATAGATTGATAATATGCAGGTAAATGTTAAGAGTGCATCCACTTAAAACGCCTTCTTTGAATTTTAAATATTTCCCACATACTTTTTCTCTTTACATACCAACTGCAATCACACTTCTTATTAATGTCTTCTGGGCTTTTATCACATCGCATATGACCACTAATTGGGTCGGGGGATGATAAGTTTTTAGAATAGATACAACTTTGAATATAATCCATTCCCATCTCGCGGGATCTACCCCAAGCTAGAATGGGCTTATAATATTTACAATTTTTACAAAATACCATTTCATCCCCATTGCTTAGTTTTTGAGGGGCTTCGTACCCGGTAACTCCATCTCCCCTGCCGGCCTTAGCTCTCAAGGCTCAAGATTAACTTGAACCCTCAGAACTAAGGGGGAGCCTTGTCCCACCTACAACCCCTCTAGTGGGCCTACGCTATAGTACAACTACTATTTCGGATCTCAAATCCTCATCAGGCATAGGTTTTTGTTTGGAGTGCTACATTGTCATTATTGCCGACGTCGGCAGAATCTGTCATTTTAAATTCCATTTCTAAGCCTCTTCACTCCATTACGCTTTCCACTTTTAATGGCACTCGCTATTTTATTTATAACCTTATCCATAGCCTTCTTTTTCTTGGGGTCACAACTATGCCAACTTGCATGCCCGAATATTTCTTCTCCACACTTAGGACAGAATCTGTGTACCATTAAACTTCTCACCGTCCCATGTTTTGTTATGAGCTTCCTTCATGTAAAAAGCACACCAGAGTTGTTCCATTGAATTACAATCAATTATTGTTGGCTTTTTCAAATCATTCCTTAACCAATCCATCATGTCCAAGTATAAATAGAATGCACAAAACCTTTCTTGGGGATCATGATCTGGATGTCTAAGGGCAATTAGCTTCTCCTGATACTGGTCTTGACGGGGAAGGTGAATTAATCCTTCTTTCTTATAACCATATTTCTCAAAGGCAACATAATCTGCTACTTTCGGCTCCCACTCATCCTGAATCTCAGGACAATTGCATAAGGCAACATATTCTTTAGTGGTATCCATGGCTTTTCCCCACTAAAATCCTTTGTGCTGTTGCTTGGTTTATTTCGAATATATTTGCTAGTTCTTCCTGTGTAAATTTGCCATTTTATCCACCTGTCTCCTTCACCCTTTCCGATCTCTCAATTGTTATGTGGAGTGGAAGTGGCTTGCCTTCCTTGCCAGTAAGCTCCTGCCCCTCAACATATCCCCTCTTCTTTCCCTTCGTCCTAAGATAAAAGGTAATTGCCCAACGCTCACCCCCGTCTATTGCCTTTACAAGTTCCGATTCGGCCAGGTCTAAATATTTTTCCTCTATATCATCTATGGCTTCCTTGAGCCTTGCGCTTTTCTTGACTCTTTTCCAAATTGCTTGTCTTGTAACCCCCAAAGTCCTTGCTGCTATAGAAATAAATCCCCCTGCTTTTTTTATCGCTTCTTCTACATCTTCAATGGTGGCACAACCTGGCTGTTTTTGTAAACCCCCGTCAACCTTCTTTTTTTTCTTAACTTTCTTTGCTACCTTCTTTCTAGCCATTTTAATCGTTGTCCTTGTTAGTATTTATTGTTTATTTAATTTGCTACATAAAATGATAATATAAAATTACATATTATCTTTTTGGGGCAATTCTAACATTGAAATATATATTGCCCTATACTTACGATAAAACTTTTCTACCGCTGCTACATGGGCCAGGACATTATTGATCCTCTTTTTTCTCAATCACAACATTTTGTTCTTTTAATATCTCATCAACCTTATTAATATCAAGAATTCCCACCCATCGACCAAGCATTGTCTCGCCATGACTACCATTTTCATATTCCATAGCTAAAACCAGTGTTGGAAATGACCATACGCTGTAATAAGATGCTTCTGAGAGACCATCGAGTTCATCGCAGTCATGCATTTCGATAATAAAATTCCTATCTCCCAAAATTTTAAGGGTTTCTTGGGTTTTCTGAGCGGAACATTTAACACAGTTCCGCCTAAAGAAATACTTAAAATATATTTTTTTTGACATTTCGGGCATAATGATATAGGCTTCCTTTCTCCTTCGACTTCTACATAGTGAAATATAGGCAGCATCCAACTCTTACAATTCACACACCTTGATTCAATGGGATAATCACATTCACAATCAGCTTTATGTCTGATGCAATATCTAATAGTGCTTTCACTTATTTTTGGTCGTTTCCCCATTGGCATAACATTATGATATACACCTCTTGCATAATACCATTTGGGGTTGCACGGCCTTAAATTAATAGTGCTCATAATTTTTCGGGTGGGATTTCTGCCTGTAGAAAAATACGATAACTTATTTTACATGATTTTCCCTTGTTATCTTTCAGTGCGATCTCTCTCATATGCGCATAAGTGGCCAGCCAGCCATAATCATCTATCTCGATTGGCTTGTCCTGGTCTATACGGGATATGTATTCCCTTATATCTTCTAATACTACTTCTATATTCTCTTTGATAAAAACAGCTTGGCGCTCATGTTCTCTTTCTTGTTTCTTTTTCATCAATTCCTTGAATCGTCTTCCCTTCAAAAAACATCTTTTTTCTCGATTAATCCGATTTCCCTGAACTTTTCATCAAGCTCCCTCACAATTTTATTCCTCATTTTCCGCGTGTTTTTGCTATCCCAATTCTTTGAATGGGTTTGATAATTAATTATGTGTGCAGTTTCCTGATCACTCTTGTTAAATTTGAAGGAATATAAAAGAACAAGTTTATGGTTGGGATCTAACTGCTTGATGTAGAATCCGATTGTTGCCAGATTATCAAGATTTTTGGTGTTTTGCGTGATACTGCGATCTACCCTATCTCCATCGGGATAAAGCGAGCCGGGATAGCCCGCATAATCATCAAAATAGGTATACAGGGCTGAGTAGATCGATTTGAATGCCAATAAGGAGCGCTCCTCTTTAGGCTTTTAAAGGTGTGGTGTTTTGCTTACCAAGCGGGAAGCCCACCAAACCCGCTATATTGGCCTTGCCCTGGTAGGACATGGGTGTCACCATTGAGGCCATATTTTAAAAACAATCTCTTAACAATGCTCCACGAGCATAATTAAATTGAATTGTTTTATCTTCAATAATTCGTTCAAACCTTATTGGTTTACAAAGATGATTTTTGTGTCTACAATTGCCCCTTATACATCTACAGCTCAACTTTCCAGATTCATTGCTATAAAATTGTCTTTCCAAAACCCAATTTCTATCACACATCAATTCCCGTTCTGGGTCGTTTAGTGGGTCTACACCACAACGATAGCGATAGGTTCCTCTTGGGTTTATTAAAATATCTCCGAGACTATCCGGGTCTACTTGAACATATTTTTTATTTTCTCGTGACATAATAGATATTATCCCTCCTATATATAGGGGAAGTTTGCGCCTTTTTACTCACATTGCTTTCAACTTTTTTTAGCTTGCGTGATACTGTTTGTTGCGAAATACCTAAAATAAAGGCAATTTCTCCCTGTTTTAATCCTAAAATTTTTGCCCGAAAAACTTGTTTTTCTTGTAGGGTGAGTATTTTGGAAAGCTTCTTGAGAAAGGCTTTTTCTTCTTCTGATAGAATAATAGACATAAGACGATCTCCTCCTGTTGAAAGAAACCGCCTTATTAAGGGTGGGTGTCTTTTTATGTTATGCCGCTACTAATAGTAGTGGGCGCTGCATTTTAACCCCAAGCATAGAATGCTATTTATTTTCCTTTTCTTTTGCCTCTCTTCTTGCCAATTTCAATATTTCTTCTTCCTTGCCCTTGAATATTATTTTTGCCAAAGGCAATTCAAAGGCGGCACTAAATTGTTCTGCTACAAGAACCGCTTCTTCTGTAACTGGAAATAATTCAACTATTGTCTTGTTCATACTAATCCCCCTATTTATAGGTTTTATGAGTTTTAAATATTCCATATCAATAATAAATTGCCAGCCGTCAACTTCTATAAGGCATATTTTTGTACCACAATCCCCCCAAAATGCCCGATTTATAACTTTCACTCTTCTACCTACAATAAATTCACAATTCGGCAATGTTCTTTCATGCTTTGAGCAATTAAGATATACCTTTTCCATATCTGCGCCCAACAAATTACTATACTCTATTGACGAATTATAAACACCACCATTACCCGTTACTTCTGCCATATCACCAGGATTAAAAATATGATATCCCTTTAAATGCTCGGGTGATTCCATAGATGATAAATTTAAATACTTTTGATATCGTCTTCCTATTATAGCCATTATAATTTTCCTGTGTTTACGCAAATCTTATTTCGGGTTCAATTTTTGTTTCTTCAGAGTTTATCTTATTTTTCATTTCTTTCCTTGCATCCCACTGGATTTGACCATTCCTTGTTGGAAATTCAAGGTCTATAACTATTTTCCCCCTAACTAAGAGAAAGTTTCCCTTGTGCTTCACCTGCTCATGGGCCCACTCAATTACAGCCCTAAACATATCTTCTTGGTTCATTTTCTATATATCTTCACTTTTTAAAATAAAACATCATCTTCCGTGCCGACGTCGGCAGGTTGCTCTTGCCCCGGTTGTTCCGTTCCCGCCCCCCGATCTCCCAACATCTGCATAGTATTTGCCACTATTTCAGTCGTCCACCGTTTATTGCCATCCCTATCTTCCCATTCCCTCGTCTGTAGTCTTCCTTCAATATACACCTGCTTCCCCTTCATAAGGTACTCGCCACAAATCTCTCCCAACCTACCAAAGGCAACAATGCGATGCCATTCTGTATTTTCTACCTTCTCTCCGCTTTTGTTAGTGAAACTTGTACTGGTGGCTATATTAAAATTAGCTATAGGTGTTCCACTATTTGTGTATTTTACTTCCGGGTCTGCCCCTAGCCGTCCAATCAAGATTACTTTATTTACACCAGCCATAATACCTCCTATTTATCCTTTAGTTATTTTTTATATTCCACGATATGAGCTGCGCCAGGAATATTTATCATAGAGTTTATATTCTCTATTTTCACGTGGAGCATTGGTATTGAAAGATGCTTAATTAAGTGTGTATTCATCTGCAAAACTTCTTCGTTCTGCTTAATTACCATCTTGATTATTTCGATGCATCCTTTGTCTATCATAATTATTCCCCTTTATAGCACATTAAAATAACTGCACCAACCAACCAAATAACGATCAATAGTGAGCCCCCGAAAGTCTTTAATCCATTTACAATAACCCTCCATATATTATCATCACTTTCTGAACATATCTCACCCGTCATAAAAATAGCGGCTATAATTATGGGGCCCCATCCCACACAGAAACCTATTATCTTTAATGTACTCATGATTCCCACCCTCCCTATTAAATATCCTCCAAGGACACACTTACTTCCGCCAAACTATATTCTTTTTCAACCTGTCCAAATATCCTGCCTTCATAAATAGTTACACTAATAGTCCTTATCCCAAAACCAGTCTGTTCGTGAAATTCCTCCATTTCAGCGTGAAGATATTTTGTAATTCTTTCTTGCAGTGCAATCTTTTGTTCTCTAAGTTTTAATAACTCTGTCAATGCAAGTGCTTTATTGTTTTCCATTTTACAATCCTTTTTTGAGGTGCCTATTAATGAACTCCTCGGTTTTGGCATTCATTTTTACTATATTGCCATTGTGGGTAATTTCTGTTTTCTCCTTTTGTTCAGGCTTTTTGCAATTTTCATGTGAACAATCGGCGGGGATTTCTATACCAAGTTCAATAGATAGCCTATTGAAATTGTTTAATACTACTTCTTGAATTTTCTTTAATGCCTCATAATATTGTTCCTTCCCCAACTCATTTTCACCGCTGTCTATTTTTTTAATAATACTATCGAGAAACTTTTTAAGGGTAAGTGTGGGTAATGTTTCTCCAAGAAATGTATCAATTAATTCCCTTAAGCTCCCCTCCCCCTTTACGGGCAATTTATCCCTTTCCGCAATATCTAGGAATTGATACATCTTTTCATCATCAGATACCCTAATCACTTCCTCGTGATGACTAAAAGATAAATTCCGACGCCGGTCTGGTGGTATGCGTCTGCATACATACATATACTTCATAAGCGTTCTTTCTGCTTTCCCAAGTTTCTCGATGTACCATTCGAGTGCCTGGCTGAATTCTTCAAAATTATCATCACCATAATTAAGATGATCGCCAACCCAAAAATTTATTCCATCTTCGATACAAGATAATCCCATTCCACCATATTCCCATTCTTCAAGCGATAGCACACCATTTATCCTGAGTGCATTCGGTGTAAGTTGAATTTTCTGCGCTACCGAGTGATTTGTTAATCTAACTAATTCCTGCATGTTTTTATCCTCCGTTTAATGCTTTGTACTTTGCTATCGTTTTTATGGTCTTTTATATCTATAATTTTCATAGTCATCCCTCAGTTAAAATGAATTCCCTGAAATATTTAAATGCATGACCAAGTAAAATATTTTTTTCTACGGGTTCTAGTCTGACCCGATATTTTTCTACAAATCTTTCTATTCCTATGTTATCAAGCTCCACATGATATCTATGGTGCAATGGAACACATGTATAATCCTTCCAGCTTGTTTTGTTTTTCCCACCCATGCCGCGTGCCTCAAGATGGTGTGGATCAACCCCCATTTTGCCGCAGATAATACAGGTTTTAGACTTAATATAATTTTTGTATATTTCACCTAGCTTCGGTGTTAGAAGTAAATTTTTCATTTTCTACCCCCGGGATATTATTTCGATGCCACAATTATTCCATTCTTTGGTGACATACAATATTTATCAAAATAAAAATAGCCATTGCATTTTTTTGCAAGATGATAAACCCATAACTGATATTTTGTCAGTATGTTATTCAATCCCCTTTCATTATTATTCTTTTTAAAATTATCCTCGCAACATGGCATCATTATTAAGTGCTGTGCTGATTTACATTCATTATATAGTTCTATAACCCGTTCCGACAATCTACCACAGGCATGGACGGCAATAAATATTTTGGGTTTCGCAATAAGTGCAAAATTATCATTATTCCATTTGGTGATATCGATGTCGGAAACAATATCTGCATTCAAATAATTGAATCGCCTAACCTTATTCCACTTTCGTTTTCTTTCCCTTTTGTCAATCGCTACTGCCCATGCTACCTTCGCAAGATAAACGGCCAAAACAGATGTAAGTGCATTTCCCGCACAAAAGTCAACTAATCCATATTTCATCGGCTCTGCTAATGTTATTTTTTTAATCGGCCTAATCATTGCCATAGACTCGGTGATTTCTTTTACTGCTTTATTGCCGAGTGGATTTACTACTTCCAATACATCTGTACAACATATCAATTGAAGAAATTGATTGAGGTAATTCATCATGTAATCCTTAAGATTCTATTCCCCCGTTCCGGTTCTATTGTGCGATAGATTTTAAAGGTATTGTGTTTGCCTTCTTTGAATTTACGCATCTTTCTAATTTTTTTTATTCTTTTAATCCACCGGTTAAACACTTCCTCCATATCACCAATCCTATGTCTCGGCAGTCTTAGCAATTTTGCCCCCCCCATTTCCACAATTCATACAACTAAAAGAATGCTCTGGGATCATCTTTATACGACCATTGTTCCGATACAATTCGTAGATTTATTTATTTGCCTTCACTAAACATGCATCGTAATGAGGACAATGAAAATTTCTATGATAATCAACCTCATCCATTTTAAGGGTTCTATCGATAATGATGATGTCCTTCATTATTGCAATGATTCCCGGCATTCTATTTTTCTTTGTTTTTAAGATTTTTCTCATTCCCCATTCTTCTTAATAGTTTTAAATTCTCCATACATCAATCTTTACCCCCGGTCTTTCACCATAATACTTTTCTGCTAAAAGAGAAATAATCCTGCTGTCGTCTGTGTAAATAATTCCATTCATTGCGTCCTCGATTGCTTTGATACAATTTGATAAATCCGGCCTCACAGTATGCGAGACAACCTTTTTCGGTTTAGATTTCGGTTTTAGAAAATAAAATATCATTCTTACTTTTATTGCGGTATCAATAGGCGTTACAGGTTTGTTCTCGCAAAATGATAGTTTTGTTTTAACATAATTTTTCCATTCTCTTGAGTTTTTGGGGTCATAAACGCCAATGAGTTTGCCCCTGCGATACGCCCGTGGTCTCCCCTGTGGCACTGGATTTCCCAAGATTTCAAAACTATAGTGATTCACTTCACCCTCAAAATAATATTGATATATCTCTATCCTCTAACCATTCAGTTATTACTTGGGATAGAGTATCGTTTTCGGGTAATATATCTTTGATGCTTACACTCCCTTTTTCTTCCATACACTTTATGCACTTCCCCACAATTACCGCTGTCAAATAACCAAGCAAAAAGTTGCTCAATTCATCTATCTTGCTTTGCTCTATTCCTTTCATTTCTCCTCCTCACATTCTATGCATTGTTGTAGATTTGCATTTTCGACTATTTTTTCAAGCACACAATTTTGTGGTACAATCATCTCCTTTGCATGTTTTTCACATAATGCAAAATAATCTCCATGCTTACATAAATCACAATTATAAAATCTATACATTCCTACTTTATTTTTCATTCCTATTCCTTGCCTTTAAGTGGACACCACACCGGCCTTTCCTCTGGATCATAGACCATTCTGTCTTTTAGTCTACAAAACCAGTCTTTGTAATGGTCGCAGTTCCTACAACATATTGTCTTTTTCATTTCTCCTCCCTGTCTCTGAGTAGACATCCCCTTGAATCCTTTTTACTAATCTTCTTTACGTGTTCAACCACTTGTTCTACCGTATCTTGCCAGGCTCCAATCGCGGGGAGATTTAATACACGATGTAAAATAAAAAATTTACTCAGCAACCAATCACAATTTATGCCTAATTGCTTTATCTGTTGTTTCAATACTTTTGGGCTATCTAATATTTCATTATCACTCATCCCCCTACCCCCCTATCCTTGTTACAGTCCACGAACAACATTCTTCGTGTCCCATTACCGTTCCAAGCATCTCTCCTACATGCTCCATACAAGCATGTGTTTCATTGTCTGGATCACGTCTATTGTTATATGTAACAATAAACTCAGCATCATTTTCACACCCATCGTGGCAACAATACTTTTTCCCATAAATCCTTTTGGCGATTACTAAAACAACTTCGTCTTCTATCTCTACGGGTATCATTAATTTTTCGGCGGACGAATCTATCAGATGTTCTGCAATCTTATGAGCTAAATTAATTCCTGCCTCTTGGCCCGATATATTATTAGCTAATAAACAGTCCAAACACACCGGCCCTTGAAACACCCCTCCTATGCATTCCTCTACCAATATCGTGCCCATTTTAGCACTATGACAAACAGCGCAGTCTTCTGGTAGTGCTTCATATATACCAACATTCCCAACTTTACTATAACTTGGATTTTCCATTTTTCCTCCTTAATCAACAAATTTTTGAGATACCCTACCACCACACGTGGGACATAATAAATACTTGTTTTTTTCATGCGCCCATTCAACCCATCCACACCCACATCTATATTCAATCATTGTCTTCCCCCATATTATTCTATAATCGTTTACCTTGAGAAAACCTATCAAGCTCCTTGCTTCAAATCTTAAACTTTCCTTTTCGATTTCTGGTAATTTATCATAGTTTTCTCCCTCATTCCTCCCTATAAACTCAGCCAGTTTTTCAATCAACAATTTCATCTCCCTACCCTCCTATATTTTTTTACTCTCATTCTCTCGTTATAATTTACCTCTTTCATTTCCTTTATAAATTTTTCACAACTTTTTTTTGTTTCGTCGATAAAGGCTATTGTAGGTTGCCAATTTCCGTCACCCCGCTTTGCCTCTATAACCCAGATATGATCTTTCATCTCCCTACCTCTTCATAAGTTTGCTCAAATATATCTGGTTTACACGGATAATATTCCCCTTTAACTCCTTTAATTATCCAATCTCCTTCTTCAACCTTATAGGTTTCACCTTCCAGAGTGTCAACTCTTATTGTGTATCTTGTAATTACCCTATTTTCTTTATGGTAATGTGCGTTACTCAACTATATTCCGTCGGGCAATGGTTCATCATCAAACAGATGTCTTTCTATAATATCTCTTGTAAATTGATACGCTTCTATAACCACTGGTTTTTTTCTATACTTTTTCATCTCCTATCCTCCTCTTTTATCTATTATTTCAATCCCAATAACCTCACTCTTATCATCCTCCCTATCCTATCAAATTATTTTTCTTCCGCTTAAAACCAATTCACTGTCTCTTGAGTCCCTAATCCTTTTGGTTAGGCCAATGACAAAACAAACTCTACAGTTACAATCTTCTTCATGTTCTTCTGCTATATCATATATGCTAAGTTCATCTGCAATTTCCTCGGCTAAGTCTTTAGGAAGTTCTACTGCCATCTTGCCCTCCTATACTATCAAACTGTTCTTTCATTTTCTTTTCCAAATATCCTAATATCATTACTTTATCAATAAATCTTTCAGCAGGAAACTTATGAGGACACACTGATTCACACTCACAAACTCCAAATTCATCTACTATGCGACACCATTTTGCACAATCTGGAAATCCTATGTTTGATTCCCTTAATCCAATCATCCCCCTACCCTCCTATCCTATCAAATATTTTTTTTATGTGTTCAGTTATTGATTCAACATCAAAATACACTTGGGACACAGGAAATCTTACAACCTCATATCCCATTTTTTTAAGATAGGTGTCTCTTATTTTGTCCTGTTCCTTGTCGTGCCACACTTCGCCGGATATCTCTACATTAAGGGTTTCATTAATCAAGAAATCTAGGTAGTATCTTGCGCCCGTACCACCATCGGGTTTCTCATATGGTGAAATAGGATATTGTCTTTGAAATGATAATCCTGCTTTGAGTAGTGCCTCTGCTAAAATATTCTCTGCGCTTGATGATTTCTCTTTTGTTTGGTTAATTGCTTCTTGTATTATACCTTTAATTGGTGTGAGTCCGTTTTCCTGCTCCGGCTTCTTCTCACTCCATAGCTTAGTCTGAGAGTCCACAATATCAATGACATCTTTACCTAGAGTATCAACGTTTTCATTGGCCCATTTTTTAAGGAGGTCTGGTTTGGTCATTTTATTTCATCATGCTTTTTATAATTGCCGGCCTTGTCCACATTCTTTGTAATTGCTTCCATTCCTTTGAATATCTTCTATGTTCGGTTGGTTGATAAAGCATAGCAAACGGCATTGTTCCTAAATCCCACGCTTCTTTAAGACGCCATTTTGCACCCTCAATGGTTTGTGTATTGTTCTTTTCATAGCCAATAAGCACATAACATCCTATTTGTTCTCTTGTAAAATATTCTCTTAGTTTAATGCTTGCTTTTGCAACGTGGCATTCCTGATCCTCTCGGTCATATGCTAGATATAATCGCTTAAAGCTAATTTCTCTTAGCTTTCTAATAAAATGATCATTAACCCTTTTCGCCTCTATACCACCAGAAAATATTACACCTTTTTGTGTTTTAAGCATCCTAAACACAGCAACAACATGTTCTATGGGGCAAGCCAAAAAGTTGTTATCTAAAATATTATTTCCCTCTATTATTGGTAATTCTCTTATTTTCCCTTCCCGTTTAGGAACAAAGCAAAATGAGCAGTTATTAGGACACCCCCTAGAGGTTATTACTACACCTTTTCTGAGATACATACCTGATTCAAAATTACCACCGCAATCATTAAGGGCTGGCCCACCAATCCTGACATTATCACAAACCATTCCCCATTGTTTTTTAAGGTAGTATCCTCTTTTAATATCCCAAGTAAATGTTACGCTGATATGAACTTCGTCATACTTGGGAAACATTGGTGGTAAGCCGAAATAGGCATGTTTATCTGTTGGACTCATGCTAGTTTTTCTTGGGAATACCCGCGCTATTAGTTTCATTTCCCCCTCATAAAATCTTCTGCGTTATAGTTCCCATCTTCCTTTTTTAAAATATCAGTACAGTATCCCCAGGGTTGCTTGGGTTTGTGCTTTTCACATTGTTTTAATGCGTGTAGTATAGCTTTTGGGTTGAGTTTCTTTTTACATGCAGTATTTTTGAAGGCATATGCCGATTTGAAACCGTCATTGTATAATCTTTCAGTCACATCCTCTATTTCCTCAAATATCTTTTTAGGGGTTGCGTCTTTTATTTCTAATAAAGATAGAGGGGCAGCTTTGCTCGCCGGAGGCGTGCTTTTTTGATTAGGATTAGGATTAGGATTAGGATTAGGATTAGG